ACCGCGGGTGCCGGTAGCCGACGCTGCACCGCGGGTGCCGGTAGCCGACGCTGCACCGCTGTAGCCGGTAGCCGACGCTGCACCGCTGTCGCCGGTAGCCGACGCTGCACCGCGGGTGCCGGTAGCCGACGCTGCACCGCTGTAGCCGGTAGCCGACGCTGCACCGTGCTCCTTGTCCGAGTAGGCCGGCGAGTCCGGATCGATAGGAGCGCACCGCTTAACGGTGTATTCGATTGCAGCCTTGATCAGGCCTGGCAAGCTGATTTCAGCCTTCACCGTCAGGGTCTTGCTCGCTACCTTGGTGTCATCGCTGTGGCGGCTGAGCGGGCCCGACTGCTCGACCAGGGCGAAACGATTACCGGCGGGCTGGTAGTAGTTGAAGACGTCCAACGGGTATTCGCATGCATGGAAGCCGGACTCGCAGGCCTTGACGTCACCATCGTGCGTAAAGGTCTCGCCGAGCGCGTACTGGAAGCCGCGGCACTGCCAGTTGCTGTCGAACCCCTTATACGAGGTGATCGTCTCGTCGGCGCCTGGTATCGCCGCTTGCTTTTCGTCTTCCATTTGCTTCCCCTGTTGTGTGTTGGTATTCATCGTTTGATCCGCACTCCGAGCTCCCGCGCTGCCTGAACCAGCTCCCACCCAAGTTGCCGCCGAATCTCTTCAAGGCTCGGTGGCGGCGTTCGCTGCGCCTGTCGCTCCTGCAGCCAATCGCGCACTTGCTGATTGCTCGGCTTGCTGGTCTGCGGCATCGCTGGCTCCGGGAGGTTGCTGCGTCGATGAGGGATTAAACCACAAGTTGAATCACAAAATCAACGTGAAGTTGAATTTGCTGATAAAATATTTTCGTCGCGAGCAGTTTTGCGACTGCAGGCCTGACCAAGGCAGGGAAACCACCGGAGTTCAGGCACGAGACCGAGCTGACGGCATCAGCCGCTTCACTCGTCGGGAACCGCCGGCAGGGGTGAGGGGATAGGCGTACTGTGGGGATGGTCTGAGATACGCACAGGGGCAGCGAAGTTAGCACCTCTGGACCGGAAAGGCTGACGAGTCGTAGAGACGGCGTACCGATCTATACGTAAAGGCTCTGCTATAGGAAAGCGGAGTCTTCGCCCAGCACCCGATCTACCTCAAAACCAAACCGGGGTTGATGTTTAAGGCTGAGTAAATGCTAGAGCTTGCAGTACCTTCTGATAGCTTTAACAGTACCTATACAAGGTGCAAAAATAAAAAAGGCCCGAAATGGCGCAAAAATTGACCTTGGCGGCGTACCTAGAGCAGCGTGGAAAAAAAGCTAAGGCGCTCACCAAAATCGAGGCTCAGGTTTTTGGAATCGCGTACCCACTTCAGGCTGGATGGCCGAGGCGCCACGGGGCCATGGAAATTACTGAGACAATGATCGACCGGGTCAAGGCTCAGACGGCTGTGGCGAGTGAGTCGGACGAGAGAAAGATTCGCCGCGGGGCCAAGCGTGCGACCACGGTGGTGTCCAAAGCAGCGACGGCCACGCAGCCGCGAGCCGCAACAGGATCCGACGCGCCATTTCATCGGGCAGCGCACGTAAAGCTGCCACAGTTTCCTGGCTTCATTCTGGGAGCTACCAAGCGACGCCGCGCTCGGCCGTCGGCGCCTAGTCGTAAAAAAGCCCGATCGAGGCTGGACATATAAGAAATGATGAGCCATACCGACGGCGACGCGGGCGCCGTATTCGTTGAGCGCAAATTCAGCGAATCCACTTCGCAAGTATTTGCGCCTCACCGGTCCCTGCGTCGCGGTCGGCAATCAGCTTTTCCCTGGGGAGGGTGGCGGTGGTGGGGTCAGGCGGGTTGTCGCCAAATGAGGCGTTGTACGAAAACCGGTCGACCTGCCAATTGGCGCCGTCCAGCAGGTACTTCCCGCTGTAGAAAAAGGTCATACGCAGCTTAGAAAGTGCTGTCGAGCCTTGGGCCTCCTGCTCAGTGTCGAAAAATTCCGACTGCCGAACTTCCACAGGGAAAGCCACGATGCCCATTGCCGGGCTTACCAGGGAGTCGGTCTTCTTGACGTCAAATTTCACCTGGCCCACGGAGTAGTACTGCTTCGACCACTTTCCGGTCTTGCTGTGCTGGCGCACTTGGCTCCACTCTTTTGGCTCGGACGCTGACGCTACTAGGCGCTTGAAATCTGCTACGGGATCGGCAGCCGGCGCCGCGGCAATAGGGGCCGCGGGGGGCGACCCGGGCGGCGCTTTCTTCGGCGCGGCAAAAGCGCCGGTCAGGATCAAGCTCGAAACCAGCGCAAGTATGATTCGTTTCATGGTTCAAAGGGAAGGCGGCATCCAGGCGTGCCGTAACGCCTTACAGTCTGCCTGCCAGAACGCGGCTAGGCTGATACACAACACGCCCGACAATGACACACTGGCCACTGCGCACATTTATCGGCTTGAAGTCCTCATGTAGGTAGTTCAGGTACCACTCGCCGCCGCGGCGAAGCAGCTGCTGAACGCAAGCTTCGCCGTTCCAGTTCACCCCATACACTTCGCGGTTCCGCAGCGCCGTATCGGACGTGTCGATCACAACCCAGTCGTCCTCGAATAGCATAGGCTCCATGCCACGATCCCGGACCTGGATCGCGAGAAGGTGCGCAGGATCCGCTTGAAGCGCGCGAATTGCCTCGACAGGCATTTCGATACCTTCCCCCGTCGATGTTGCGGCCTCGGTTTCGAACCCACTTATGCCGGCGCGTAGTCGAAGCGAAACGCGAGCGATCAGCACTGGCGCCCTGGCGGATTCATTGGCGGAGTGCGCGAGGCTGCCGCCAGCCCTATCGATCGCGTAATTCAATGAGGATCGCCTTCATCTGCGCCACTTCGCGCGCCAGGGCGTCCAGCCTGTCGTAAATCGGCTTGGCGGCAACCCGCGCCACAAGTTCGTCGTTCATTGAGCGGCCACTTTCCGCGGCTGCCTGCTTTACCTCTTCCTTCAGGTCCGGAGGTAATCTCAGAGACGTTTTGATGTAATCGGCCTCGGGGCCTTCGAGCTTCCTCATCCCCGCATTGTTGGTCAAAAGGAATCTCTACTGTTGTATTTGCCTTCAAAATGCAGGCGAATAAGCAAAAAATTGTAAGCATCGTTACATGTTCAACACTGCTGGTAGCTTGCCATAACGCAAACCCAAGTCCAATAAACATATTGAACAGATCGTATGCATATAAACCAAAACTCACGAAAGGTAACGGTTATGAAAAAATTCTCCATGTGCGCCGATTTGGTGAGACACAATGATTCCACGAAGACAAATTTACGCGGCCTGCATAGGAAGGGCGCGTAAATACGCCGCCGGCAAGGGGCTGTCTATGTCGTTCGTTTATGCCAAAATGGCACGGTAAACCAGTGCCCAAAGACGCGGAAGTAATAGTTAAGAAACCATCTCTTACATTGCCATCCTAGAAGTTTCGGCATTATTCTATAGGTATGCAAATACTGTATATTCATACAGTCGTTTAAACTAGATATAGAACGGTTCCATGGAGCGCGAAGAATATTTCAGGAGACTGGTTGCTGCCTACGAGGCAATGGATGACCGCGCGCGCAGCCTGCAGTTGAGGCAATTCGAGCGCGCGGCCGCAGACTACCCAAGAGAGGTGCAGCCAGCGACGACCACGTCAGGCCAGGTCGTGCCGTTCAGGCGAGTAGCTAATCGGTGATGACCGTCGGTCGGCCGGGTGTCTTCGGCATGAAATGAACGAATATTTCTCCGGCAATGCCCGCCACGCGCCGGGGGTCATTTTCATATGCGCCGACGACCGCTACCGCATGGTGGCGGTGCGCATGCTGCAGCACCAGGATGGCGCCGTCTATCTTTCCGCGGCGCGCGTCGGACAGGGCTGCTTCCAATACCTCAATCAACTCTCGGTTCCTGTACGCCCTGAAATCTACAACCTCGGCGCTGTGGTTGTCCGGCACTACAAACTCACTCGACATGATGCCTCCGTATAGTTGCTGACAAAACATCATATACGAGGCGCGAATGACCTGCGTTACCGCTTGCGCCGAGCGTCGGGTGCCGGCTCGACCAGTCCCAGCTGGTGAGTTTTACGATCTAGAGTTTGCTGATTGCGCTCGGCGTTCGGATCAGACTTGCGCCGTGCGTCTTCGATGTTCTTCGAAATTTCTTCCAGCGCCGAGAGCATCTCAAGCTTCCCTCGGTCATCAGCCTTCGAATAGAGCGAAAGCATCCGCCGCTGGATAGGGTCCACAGCGACCAGGTCGCTCCGCAACTCACGCTGCTCACCTGACAGTTGGGCGGTCTTGATGAGCTCGTCCAGGGTTATGCCGAGCAGGTCGGCGACGGCTGCCGCATTCTCTCGGGCGATTGTCCCCTTCTTTATCCAGTTCGACACCGCCGTGTTAGACACGCCTGCGGCCTCGGCCAGCCAGACCTGAGTTTTGCCAAGCTCCTTGAGCCTGGCCTTGATGGTCTTTCCGATTTCATTCATGGGCGTGATTTTCGGTGGGATTGTCTGTCTTTCCAATAAATCTGAGGTTGAATTTAAATTTAACCTGTGGTTTAATCGGTCCATGAACACGCAAACTCAAACAGCACTGCAAAGGGCCGTCGATCTATCGGGCGGGGTCGCGAGCTTGGCGAAGGCCTGCGATGTCTCGCTGCAGGCGGTCTACAAGTGGCTTCACAAAGGGTACCCGCCGCTTGAGCGATGCGAAGCGATCGAGCGAGCCGTCGGCGGGAAGGTGACTCGTTTTGACCTGCTCCCCCCGACTTTTAGCGCGAACGCTTCTGAAACTGACTGCCACGCGCCGAGCGTATAGCGCCCATAACCCGGCATCTTGCCTTGCGTCAGCCGCCCGTAAGTCTGCGGCTAGCTGGCAAAGCGTAAAGGTCAGGACTGGCTTGCTCATATCGGGAACGCATCTGGTCGGTATCTAGTGTTGTCACATTAGCTTGCAGTTAGGAAAAGGTCACGAAGATGAATCTTCAAAAACAATCCTTGGTGGAAATTCTGCGGGGTCAGGTTGAGGCCTGGCGCCGTGAGAGCGGCCCGCTGAGCCGCGAGGCCGTCGCGGTGTTCGTCACCGAAGCGCACGAAAGCCTGGGCGCCGATCGTACGACGGGCATCAGCTTCGACTCCACGGGCAAGGATTGCTATGCCCGAGCGAAGACCGCTGCGCAGAAGCTGTACCGCTGGCTGGGTGGTGACGACGAACAGGAGGCGAAGCTGCCGGCGAACATGCTGCCGTCGATCTTGGCCGCGATGCCAATGGAGCAGCGCCTGAGCTTCCTGAACCAGATCCTGTGCGTGGTCGGCATCGAGGCGCGTGCGGTCGGCCGCGACGTTGCCGGGAACCTTGACGTCACGAGCCACCTGCGCTCGGTGATGAAGGAGGGCAGCGAGGCGCAGATGGCCCTAGTCACGTTGCCGCCTGGAGCATCGATCGCTCAGCTGGTCGCAGCACAAACCGAATTGGTGGAGTCCGCCCAAGCCAGTGAAAAGGCCGCACAGGCTCTGGCGGCCGAGATCGCCGCGCGTCAAGCGGTGGAGCGGGCGTCCGCCTCGTCTTCGAAGTAGGCCGTACCCAGGCGGCGGGGGCGCCGTCACCAACATAACCAGACCGGGGATAGAAGAAATGAACGTTGCAAAGCTCTTGGACACGCTGCAGACGCGCTTCCAAATCAAGAACGACGCGGCACTGGCCCGCGAGCTGGATGTCACACCGCCAGAAATTAGCAAACTCCGCCGCGGGAAGCTCCCGCTCGGTGATCGCATGATCCTGCGCATCCATGAATACCTGGGCGTGCCGGTCAAAGAAATTCGCCAGTTGGCAGCGTAATCCGCTCCCCACCGATACCACGATAACCCGGCGCCAGTCAGCAAGTCTGCGCCACGTCAGAGAAGGAGAGTAGATGGATCAAACGGAAGACGATCACCCGCCGGCGCAGATGCCAGTCGAGCCCGGCCACGTAATGAGTCCCGAGGCGTACCAGCGCCTGGTGGACGCGCAGCAGAGCCAGAAATAGCAAAGCCCGGCGGCAACCGGGCTTCATGAAACAAAAACAACAGGAGCACACATGTTAGCACAGCAAAATCAGTCGCCGTCGCACGGCGCTGAAGATCAGTCTTCGCCTGACGTATTCGCGCCCCGTATCACGCACTGGGCAAACACCCTGGTCGGTCTGCTCGGCGCGGCCAGGACCGTGGCAGAGAACTATCTCCAGGCAGAGCGCGCTGACCCGAAGGCCTGCGTCGATCTCGATCATTACAAGGCGGTGTGCGGGCTGTTCGATGCGATCGAACAGGCTGGGATGCTCGGCCTTACGCTCAACGGTGCGCTGCAGCTGGCGGGCGACTCGGCCGTCCCGCTTCAGCTCTGGTTCGCAAACACCGATCGGTTCTCGGCCGCATCGAAGCGTGCTGTGATCGCGGCAAACGCGTGGCTCAAGCCTGGCGATGTCGTCTACCAGGCGCAAACGATCCTGCGTCACACGGTTACCGAAGAGGATCTGGCCGCTGCGCGTGCGCCGCTCATCGGAGGTATGCAATGACTACCGCTCTCCGCACCTTCCTGCGCCGCATGAAGCACTCGCCCATCCATAACTACGGCGGCATTCCTGGCCTCACCAGCTGGCTAATCGGCGCGCCCAGCGATGCCGGCATGATTCGGTTGATGGAGTGTTCGCGAGACCACCACGAGTCGATCATTCCGCATTCGCACCGGTTCGACTTCCACTGCTTGGTTCTGGCTGGCCAGGTCCGCAACATCATCTGGGAGCGCGTCGGTCGCGGTGATGCCTATCAGGAATCGACGCTGGTATATCAGGGCAACCCCGGTGGCTACGATAAGCAAGATGACGGGGTTGGGCACTGGGGAACGGTCACGCATACGTACAACATTGGCGAGGAATACTGGATGTCGGCCGGCCAGGTGCACTCGATCTTCTTTAGCAAGGGCGCGTGCGTTCTCTTCCTGGAAGGGCCGCGGCGCAGTGATTCTTCGCTGATCCTGCAGCCGTTCGTCGACGGCGAAGTCGTGCCAACATTCGATGTGAAGCCCTGGGCGTTCAAGCGTGAGCAGAACGGCGGTGCAGCATGACTCGCGCGCACCACGTCACCCACCGCAAGACCACCCTGCGCGTCGAGCGCATGCGCAACCTGGTCAAGGCCATGATCGCCGGCGACATGACCCGCGAGGAAATCGGCGAACTGCTGCAGGTCGGCCCGTCGGGCGTGCGGAAGTACCTCGCGGACCTGATCGACATCGTCGGAATCGCGCGCTACGTCGACGGCACGGCCACCTTCGTGGGATTTCCTGTCTACGGCCTGGTGATCAACGCTAAAGAAGCGCAGTCCTATATGGACAGCCTGGTGGCCGATGCGCCGCCGCGCGCCACGCCGGAGCCACGGTCCGTATGCGCACTCGCCGCCCGCGACCCGTCCCGGCACTTCCACATCCTCGCCGACGACACGCACTACCCGGTACGCGTGAGCCGTGCACCGGTTCAGCGCGACGTCCTAGTTGCGGCATTCTTCGGCGCCGGACGTCATGAGGTGCGTGCATGAAGCGCGACCTCATGACCATGGGCCTCGATCTCGGAAATGAACTGATCATCGACAACTTCGCCGGCGGCGGCGGGACCAGCACTGGCCTGGAGGCCGCGTTCGGCCGCCCGGTCGATATCGCGATCAACCACGACCCGGAAGCGCTGGCCATGCACGCCATCAACCACCCGCACACGAAGCACTTGTGCGAGAGCGTGTGGGACATCGACCCGATCGAGGTCACTGGCAACCAGCCGGTCGGCCTGGTGTGGCTCAGCCCGGATTGCAAACATTTCAGCAAGGCCAAGGGTGGCAAGCCGGTCGAGAAGAAGATCCGCGGCCTGGCCTGGGTGACGCTGCGCTGGGCGGCGAAGTGCAAGCCGCGCGTGATCATGCTCGAGAACGTCGAGGAGTTCAAAACGTGGGGCCCGCTGATCTGCGACGAGCACGGCCACTGGAAGCCGGATCCGGCGAAGAAGGGCAAGACGTTCGACAGCTTCGTCCGCCAGCTGCAGGCCCACGGTTACAAGGTCGACCACCGCGAACTCCGGGCGAGTGATCACGCCACCCCGACGATCCGGAAACGTTTCTTCCTGGTGGCGCGCCGCGACGGCCTGCCGATCCAGTGGCCGGCGGCGACGCACGGAGCTTCCAACTCGCCAGGTGTACGGGCCGGGAAGCTGCAGCCGTACCGCACCGCGGCCGAGTGCATCGACTGGTCGCTGCCGTGCCCGAGCATCTTCGACCGCAAAAAGCCGCTGGCCGAGGCCACGCTGCGCCGCATTGCCAAGGGCATCATGCGCTACGTGGTCGACGCGGCGGATCCGTTCATCGTCGGCCAGGGCGGCCCTATCTACGCCGGCAAGCCAGTGACGGCGAACCAGCCGTTCGGTACCCTGACCACCGAGAACCACCGCGCCGTTGTAGTTCCAAGCATCGTGCCAGTCACGCACCAGGGCAGCGATCGCAGCGAGTCCGTGCACGAGCCGTTCCGCACCATCACCGGTGCACAGCGCGGCGAGAAGGCGCTGGCCCAGGCGACCCTGGTGCTGGCTGGCGGGAACGCGCAGTTGGTGAGCGCATTCCTCAATGAGCATGCGAACGCCAGCAACCAGCGCGTGATGCCGGCCGACGCGCCGCTGCGCACCATCTGTGCCCAGGTCAAGGGCGGGCACTTCAGCATGGTTTCGGCTGCCCTGGTCGGCGTTGGCGGCCGCGCCGGTGACAGCCGCCCGCGCGGCGCCGATGAGCCAACTGCCACGATCACGGCGAAAGCCGATACCGCAGTGGGTGTCGCGTTCCTCGCGAAGCACTACACCGGCGTCATAGGCTCCGATCTGGCTGAGCCGATCGGCACCGTCACCAGCACCGACCACCACAGCCTGGTGTCGGCGCACCTGACCAAGTTCCGCACCGGATCGACCGGCAGCGACATGACCGATCCTATGCCGACGATCACGGCCGGGCCAAAAGAGAACCCAGCCGGCGCGCCGCATGCGCTGGGCGTCGTGTCGAGCCACCTGGTGAAACTGCGCGGGACCAGCACCGCCGCCGGCGTCAACGAGCCACTTCACACGATCAGCGCTGGCGGCCAGCATCACGCCGAGGTGCGCGCCTTCCTGATCAAGTACTACGGGAATGACAAGGACGGCGTCGAGATCGGCGGACCGCTGCACACGATTCCGACGCACGACCGATTCGGTCTGGTGACGATTCAGGGCGTCGATTACGAGATCGTGGACATCGGCCTGCGCATGCTGGCGCCGCACGAGCTGTACCGGGCCCAGGGCTTCCCAGAGCACTACATCATCGACGAGATTCCGGATCCGGCACTGCTGTTTGTCGGCGGCGAGCAGGTGGAGTCCGACCCTCTGTCGCTCCCGCGCATCCCGCTGACTAAGTCGGCCCAGGTGCGTATGTGCGGCAACAGCGTTTGCCCACCACTGTCGGAGGCGCTGATCCGCGCGAATTTCGCACACGAGCAGCTGATCCTCGGGAGGGCCGCATGACGCACGCCCAACAAACCACCCCGCGCTGCATCGCGTGCGGACGCCTGCGGGGCGAGCCCCACGCCGGCGGCTGCTGGGTCGCACAAGTAACTATTCGGAGGGCTCACTAATGAGCGCCCACACCAAAACTCGCGCACCTACGACCGGGACCTTCGCTTTCCTGGCTGGTGAATATCTGTACAAGGTCGGGCCGGCGCCGGAGCGCGACCTCTTCGCCGAAGTGCGAACCGACCTGCGGCTCCATGAGCGCGCCGAGACGCTCCAGGGTGTAATTCGCTCCGGCTGGCTGACGGTTGCTCAGTCCGGGCATATTGAATGCAGCGCGATCGCGCGGGCGCACTACGACCAGCTCGCCGGCGTCGTCGAGGTCAAATACGTCGGGCAGATCGCGGCGCCACGCGAGGCCTTCAACGCCTACGACCGGCCACCGCTGCGCAAGGCATACATGCCGAACTCGCGCGGCCTGCGCCAGGACGTGCTGGCGTGGTCGGTGCGGCCGGCCGGGTTCGGCTTCAAGAACGCCGGCGGAGGTGATGTATGAACGCACGCATCGAACGAACCGGTACTGTAAATTTTGGTGACGCGAGCATCTCGATTTGGGAGGAGGGCATCAGCCAGGCGCGCACCGAAGGTGGCTATGCCGGCGCACAGGCATGGGAACGCCAGTTCAAGCGCGATGTGTTTGCCCGGATCGTCCAGACCCTGAACCGCTTGGGATGGACCTGCGTTATCCCGCAGCGGATGATCGAGCAATACAGCCTCAGCTTTGCCCGGGACCACCGCTACTGCCGCAAGGGTGACCTGCAAGCCGATCTGGATATCAGCGGCCGCTGCATCACGCTCAAGATGTTCCAGAACGTGAACGCGCCGGACCGGCCGGATCATGACGGCCGCTACCAGTACGACCAAGAGATCCACATGCCCTACGTGCTTCGCCTCGAGATGGAGCGCACCCGCCGACGGATCCGCGACTACCTGTGCAACGTGTTCACTGGCTATGCCTTCAAGGAGTCAAATCCGAAGCTCGGGTTCGATGGCGTCACCGCGCTGGAATATGCTGCACACAGCCGACGCACCTCCGGTCATTACGTGCCGGATCTGGACCGCGCCCGTATTTGCAATAGCGGCAGTGACAAGTCCGCCGACGGCTACCAGCTTGAAAACGGCACGTCAGTTTATGCCATCGACCGCGGCGGCCGCGTGATTAGTGGCGTCGCCTTCTATAGTCTGAACGGCAATTGGCAGATCGTGACCGGGCGCTACGATCTGACCTATGCCTGGCACAACCAGGTCTACGTGAAGAGCCCCGGCAATGTCCGCGTCAAGCGCAACACCGCCCAGCGCCGCAAGCGACTGGAGGCCGAGCTCGCCAGCGCCGTCAAGGCGATGAAATTCGAGCGTGCCGCCCAGCTGCGCGACATCCTATTCCCGGGCGACCAGGCCCTGTTCAATGTCTGGCACGACGAGCACCAGCTTTACCACCGCGCTGGCTTCAGCGGCTACACGGCCGACCAGTCGCAGGCCGGCAAGTTCACAGCTGATGAGGTGCGAGGCTGGGGCTCGGCCCCGAACAAGGTTGTCCCGTTCGCCGTGCTGGAGGTCGCATGAAAGTGCGCCCAATCCTTTTCAGCGCGCCCATGGTGCGCGCACTGCTCGACGGCAGCAAGACGCAGACGCGGCGTGTCGTGAAGGCGAAGATGCTCTCAAGCCTGGGCGACCTGCCGCATGTGCCGGACTGGATCGCGGCGGAAGTACCGCAGCTTTGCCCATACGGCAAACCAGGCGACCGCCTGTGGGTGCGCGAGACGTGGCGCGGCGTCGTCGAAATCAGCCCGCCCGGTGCCACTGTCGAGTACGGCGTCGCACGGTATGTTCCAGACCAGGAGCACTGCCGACGCGTCGAGTACGCAGCGACCAAGGAGCGTGACGGTGAGCCATACCGCCCCAGCATCCACATGCCGCGCTGGGCCAGCCGCATCCTGCTCGAGGTGGTGTCGGTGCGCGTCGAGCGGCTGCAGGGCATCAGCGCCGGTGATTGCCATGCCGAGGGGATTGGCCAGTGTGACGGCCTTGGCAGCAACGCAGAAATCCTCGACCTATCGCTACGCATGGGCACTTGCACGGCCGCGGTGCTGAGCTACGCCACGCTCTGGGAGCAGATCAACGGCGCCGGTAGCTGGGACGTCAACCCGTGGGTGTGGGTGGTCGAGTTCAAGCGGGTGGTGCCATGATTCGCGCCCAGCTTCACTTCGGCAGCACGCCGGCGGCCTGGAGTAGGGGCACCGCAGCGCTTACCGCTGCCGCGATCGCCGCCAACATCGTCCAGAACGCCGAGCGACGTGATGCTATTGCTGAGTCGCGAGAGACTTCAGCTGCAAGCTTCGCTGCAGCCAGCGATTCCTCTGCAAGCCGGCTTTGCTCTTTTGCTTGTGCCTCGCGCTCGTCATGCTCTCGGGCCAGCGCCCAGCGCATGACGGCATGCCCAAGCTCTGAGTTTGTTTGCGTCGCGGCCCAGTACTTTGCTTCGACTGTACTTTTATCTTTGAAGCTACGCTTGATGTCCTCGAAAGCCTGCTCATCCATTTCGACTCCTTGTCAAAAAGGAATCTTAGCATGATGCGGCGCTCACCCCTCAAGCCGGCCCAGCCGCTGCAGCGCAAGACGCCGATGAGCAGCTCGAGCACGAAGACGCTGATGGCGGGCGCCGGCCTGCTGCGAGTTGCCGCGGTCCAGAAGAAAGCCCGGGCCCGCGCGCCGAAGCCGATCAAGTCGCGCGGCATGAAGGGCCGCCCACCGACCGCGGAGGAAGCGCGCTTCATGGATGCGATCGCGCGTCTCGGGTGCGTGGCATGCCGCAAGGACGGCTGGGAGAACCTGGACGTCAGCGTGCACCACATCGACGGCCGGACGAAGCCGGGCGCGCACCTGCTGGTGCTCCCGCTGTGCGCTGGCCACCACCAGGCCGGCACCGGCGCCAACCCGACGCTTATTGCCGTCCACCCGGACAAGGCGCGCTTCGAAGCGCAGTACGGAACCCAACGAGAACTGCTGGCCCAGTGCGTGGCACAGCTAAATGAACAAGGAGCGCCGGCATGCGCGATATGACCGGAAGTGAAACAGATGAAGTCGCGGCGCCGTTCGCCCTGCACTTGGGCGACTGCGTTGGGGTAATGCGCACTATGGCCGACAGCTCCGTCGACGCGATCGTGACCGATCCGCCGTACGAGCTCGGCTTCATGGGCAAAAGCTGGGACGCATCCGGCATTGCCTACAACGTCGAAATGTGGCGCGAGGCGCTGCGCGTGCTCAAGCCGGGCGGCCACCTGCTGGCGTTCTCCGGCTCGCGTACCTATCACCGCATGACGTGCGCGATCGAGGACGCCGGCTTCGAGGTGCGCGACCAGATCATGTGGGTCTATGGGTCTGGCTTCCCGAAGTCGCAGAACATAAGCAAGGCGATCGACAAGCAGGCTGGCGCCGAGCGTGAGGTGATCAGCGAGGGCAAGGCCGTCAAGCGCATGATTCCCGGCGCCGACCAGAACGAGACCGGCAGCTGGATCAAGGACAACGGCCGCGAATACGTGCCGCAGGTGACGTGCGCGGCGCTGCCGGAGGCCGAAACCTGGGAAGGCTGGGGCACAGCGCTCAAGCCGGCGCACGAGCCGATCTGCGTCGCGCGCAAGCCGCTGGCCAAGGGTCTTACTGTGGCTGGCAACGTGCTGCAGTTCGGGACCGGTGCCATCAACATAGAGGCATGCCGGGTCGAGGTGAGCGACGCGGCCTACGCGCGCAACTGCTCCGGCGATAGGGGTCACGGCGGCACGCGCGGCGCCGACCAGGAAGGCGTGACCAACATCCACACCGGCGGCGGCAGCGCGGCAGCCGGCCGCTGGCCAGCCAACATCATCCACGACGGTAGCGCCGAAGTGATTGCGCTGTTCCCGCACACGCACAGTGGAATGCTAACGCCCGAAATGAATGTGAAACCGTCCAGCGGCTGGAGCGGCGGCAGCCAAGCGGACCGCGTCAAGTCATCGTTCATTGCAAACGAGGGCAGCGCCGCCCGGTTCTTCTACTGCGCCAAGGCCAGCCGCCCCGATCGCAACGCCGGCCTGCCGAGCTCCGGCGCGCAGGCTGTGGCCACCGGTGCGACGATGCGCGAGCGGGAGGACGCCGACTGGTCCGCGCGCAACGGCAACCACCACCCGACCGTCAAGCCGACGGACCTGATGGCCTACCTGGTGCGTTTGGTGACGCCGCCCGGCGGCTTGGTGCTGGATCCGTTCATGGGCAGCGGTTCGATCGGTAAGGCGTGCATGCGCGAGGGCTTCCTGTTCGCCGGGGTCGACATGACGTCGGAGTACGTCGAGATCGCCCGGACGCGCATTGAGCACGAGCGAGCGAGTGTGATCGCTGCTGCTGAGGCGGCGGCCACGCCGGCGCCACAACGCGACCTATTCGAGCAGGTCGCATGAATTGTGCCCACGACCCGTGCGCCATGTGCGCCCGCTTCACCCGCCAAGGCCACGAGCAGCAGGCCAGCATGGGCCTTGGCTTCTGTGTCGGCTACGAGGTCTACGTCCGTGCCGATGCGCCGCCAACGGTGCTGTTCAAGCCGGCGCCGGCTGGGCAAGTAATCGAGCGGCGGGCATTCCTGGAGCAGCACCATGAAAAACAACAAAAAACAGAATCGGAGGCTGTATGAGCATCATCCACGTTGTGTCGGTATCGGGCGGGAAGGACAGCGCCGCGACGCTGTTGCTGGCAGTCGAGCGCTTCGGTGCGCGTCGCGTGCGCGGCATCTTCTGCGATACCGGCAACGAACATGAGGCCGTCTACGAATACCTGGATTACCTCCAGCTGGCGACAGGCGTCAAGATCGTGCGCCTGGTAGCCAGCTTCGCCGACGAGATCGCCAACAAGCGCATGTTCATCGCCCGCGACGTCCGCACTCGTCGTGGCAAGGATGGGCGCCGCGTCCGCTGGACGAACAAGGCGAAGCGCCGCGCGCTGGCTGTGCTGCATCCGACCGGCAACCCGTTCCTTGACCTGTGCATGTGGAAGGGGCGTTTCCCGTCGCGAAAGGCGCAATTCTGCACCGAGCACCTCAAGCGGAACATGGCCGTCGAATATCAGCTGGGCCTGGTCGAAGCTGGCCACACCGTCATCAGCTGGCAAGGGGTGCGCCGTGACGAGTCGCTGAACCGCCGTGACGCGAAGGCGTTCGAGCGGATTGCCCCTAGCATGTTTGCGTACCGGCCGCTTGTCGACTGGACCGCTGCCGACGTCTTCGCCTACTGCGCGTGGCAGAACATCCAGCCAAACCCACTGTACAAGCAGGGCATGACGCGGGTCGGCTGCATGCCTTGCATCAACGTCAACAAAGCGGAGCTGATGCAGATCGCGAGCCGCTTCATCGAGCACATCGGCCGCATCTACACCTGGGAGCAGATCGTCGCAGCATGCAGCAAGCGACAGGCCGCCACGTTCATCCCAGCGCCGGGCCGGGGAAAGGTAATCAACGATCAGCAGGCGTATGCCAAGGAAAACGGCATCTGGTCGGTCGTGGAATGGTCAAAGACCAGCCGGGGCGGCCGGCAATTCTCCCTGCTGACCGCGTTGGACGAGCCGGCGGCCTGCTCGTCGGCCTATGGCTTGTGCGAATGATGGAGGCCGCATGCTGAGCTCCCCCATCGCCCGCAACGGGATGGTGCCACGCTGGCGCCAGCCTCAAAACATATAAACACGAGGTTTAACATGTTGACAATGCAAACCACCAGCGCGGGCCTGGCGCCGTTCCACTTCGACGGCCGCGAGATCCGCGTGATCACCGGCGACGACGGCGAGCCGCTCTTCGTCGGCCGCGACGTTTGTGACGCCCTCGGCTACGCCAACGCTGCTGACGCGATCAACCGCCATTGCAGGGGTGTCGCGAAACGCTACCCCCTTCAAACCTCCGGCGGCGTGCAGGACGTGCGCGTGCTGGGCGAGCCCGACATCCTCCGGTTGATCGTCAACTGCGCGCTGCCCGCCGCGCAGCCGTTCGAGCGACTCGTGTTCGAAGAAATCCTGCCAACGATCCGCCGCACCGGCACCTACTCACTCCCCGCCGCCCCAGCAATCCCGGCGGTGCCGCAAACATTCGCTGCAGCGCCGCGTCTGGCAGCCGACCAGCAGGAGGTTATCGCGGCCCAGGCCGAGCAGCTCGCCGCCGCGGCGCCGGCCGTTGAATTCGTGGAGCGCTATGCTGACTCGACTGGTACGAAAGGCTTCCGCCAGGTGGCCAAGCTGCTGAAGGCGAACGAGAGCCAGTTCCGTGACTTCCTAATCGACGAGAAGATCCTGTACCGGCTCGGCCGGGAGCTGACGCCGCACGCGCAGCACATCACCGCCGGTCGATTCTGCGTCAAGGCTGGTACCGCAGACAGCGGGCATGCCTACAATTCCGCTCGCTTTACGCCGAAGGGCGTCACCTGGGTGGCGGGCGAGTGGGCGAAGTGGCAGTTGAAACAGCGCGAAAAGGAGGCGGTCCATGCGTGATTATTCCCAGCTGCGCGGCCTAGCCGCCGCATCGCCCACCGTTCATCTGAAGTCGGCGACCGTGGTTGAGCTGCTGGACGAGCTCGACCGCCTGCGCGCCGGCGGCGCCGCACCGAAGAAGGTCGCGCGAAACGAGTACCCGGCTGACTTCGAAATCGTGTGGGAGGTCTACCCCGCGCGGCCGGGCGACAGCAAAAAAGCAGCGTACAAAGCGTGGGCCGTACGGCTGAACGCTGGCGCCACCGCGCCGGAGATGCTGGTCGGCGCGCAGGCATACGCGGCATACGTCAAAGCCATGCGCATCGAGCCGACATACATCAAGCAGGCGGCGACGTTCTTCGGGCCGGGCGAGCACTTCGCGGCTGACTGGACGCCGCCGGTGCCCGCGCCGAAGCCTGCCGGCGGCGGCGCCTGGTGGGCGACGGATGCGACGCGGCTGGCGAAGGCGCAGGAAGTCGGGGTAGGCCCGTCGCGACTCGGTGAATCGACTGCGAGCTGGGAAGGCCGGATCCGTGCTGCGATCGACAACGGTGGCGCGCCGCCGGCCCCGCCCGTGCACATCAGGCCAGTCGGCCCGGCCGCCAACATGCCGGAGCAGCGTGGCACGAAACCGCCCGGTCTGGACCTCAAGGCGATTCTCCGCGGTGCGCCGCCGGCGCCGCCAGCCCAGGCCGCATGAGCTGGGAGGAGATCTGCGCCAGGTGCGGCCACTTCACCACCATCGGCTTCCCCGAACTCAAAGAGCGCGGGGAGGGCCGGTGCACCGGGTATGACAAAAACATTATCCCGCTGCGGAACCCGTTTGTTACGTGGGACCACCGAGTGTGCGTGCGCTTCAAGTGGGCCAGCCCCATGGCGCCGCGCAGCGCCTGGATCGAAAAACAGCAGGCAAGAGAACGCAAGAGCGAACTTCAACCCGAAACGAGAGGATAGATCATGGGGCAGCGAATCATCGAATCCCGCAACAAACGCGAGGGTCACTACGCCGGCTACCGCGTGACCGGCGGCCGAGAAAGCTTGAACTGGAAGTGCCGACCGATCAGCCACGAGCGCGCCGGTGGGCACCCGAGCGTGAGGAAGTGCATTAGCCTTAAGGGCTGGAAGCGCTTGGCGAAAGGCGGGTGCAGCTTATGAGCGATGCAGTTACCAATATGCCGGCCCGGAATTCGAACGGGGCCAGGAAATCGAGCATGACGGCAAACCGCCGCCTGGCCGAGCTGCTGGGCTGGACGGGAATCTTCGACGTCGGCGGTGCGCTGCTGGGGACGCCTCCGGGAGGCTCTCCTGGGTCACGTGATCAGGCGAAGGTGCCGGACTGGGCAGGTGACTGGCGCGACTGCGGACCGCTGCTGGTCGAGCATGTGCAGGCATTGGGGGCGAGCGGGCCGTGGGTTGCGGTAGGCGCCGTCGCCGGATTTGAGCTGTCGTGGTGTCGCGAAGAGGGCGAGTGCGACAACGCGTCGATGCGTCGTGCGATCGTCAATTCCGTGATCATGAAGCTGCTGGGGGCTCAATGAGCGGCCGTATCTTGGCGATCGACCCTGGGACCACAGAATCCGGCTACGTGCTCTATGACGGCTGCCGCGTACATGAATCCGGCGTGCTGCAAAACGCCGACATGCTGGTGCGCGTGCAACAGTGGCCCGCGCCCCGCCTTGCAATCGAGATGATTGCGTCCTACGGAATGGCAGTCGGGCGCGAGGTGTTCGAAACGTGCGTGTGGATCGGGCGCTTCCAGCAAGCCTGGCGCGACCCGACAGCTGTCGAGCTGGTGTACCGCAAGGACGTGAAGTTGCACCTGTGCGGGACAAGTAAAGCGAAGGACGCGAACATTCGGCAAGCACTGCTAGATCTCTTCCCGTGCGCCGGCGGCGGGAAAACGCCACAGATTGGGACGAAGGCTCAGCCGGGACCGCTCTATGGTGTGTCGAGCCACGCGTGGCCAGCGCTAGGCGTTGCGGTCACTGCGCTCGCGCCGCCGGAATGTGCCAAATAACGACGGAATTTTGTTCCGGAAAAGTTCGGGCAGGGCAATAAAAAAGGAGGTGCGTGCTAAGCTCAGGTCATCCATTCGGAGACCAAAATCATGACCCTGACAGCGACGCTCGGCCCCATCCACGCACCACAACTCCGCCGAGTTCGCCGGGAGGAAGTGGCGCGCCCGGCCTTCGATAAGCCCGACCCATACGGTGCGCTGATGGCGTGCTGGGCCGACTATATGCGAGTGGACGACCGCGATCTGGGCTCGCGCGGCATGAAGTTGGCGAGCGACGCTGAAGAGGATCGGGACGTGCATGCGCAGCAGCGCGCAGCCGACCTGAAGATCGGCGAAGTCGTTAATGCCATGGTCGATAGCCTCTCGATCCAACACCGCTGGGCGATCTATAAGAGCCAAGGCATTGCCTCGGCCTGGCGTTTCCAGAATGCGCGCTACGAAGACGTGCTGACGGATGCGCGCGACGAACTTGAAAAGAAACTGCGCAACAACGTTGCAACTCGGCTGTATTTCTCGTAAACTGCCTGCATCGGGCGATTCTGCTCGTCCAAAGAAAAGCTCGAACCGTCAAACGTTCGGGCTTTTTGCGTTTACGGCCCACTTGGCAGATAGCTCTGGGGCGCGTGCCGCTGGCTTCGTCCGAGGCGAGCAAAACACCTACCGAACGTGACCTGGCATCGGCCAGAACAGACGAGCGCATCCCTAGCGCGCGACGTCGCCGGACGCTGTAACCGGCAAGAACATTGAAGCCCGCTCTGAATGGACGCGGGCTTCTGCCATTTACGTCCCACGCACTCTGGAGAAGCCATGGTCAAGAATCGTAAGCAAGCTGAACGCATCCAGGCCAAGCGCACCGCCGCAGGAAAGACCGACATCGCCAAGGCGGTCCGTCGCTACTACAAGCGTGAGGGCATCGGCGGCGCCTGACTGATTCTCGAGGCGCCGCGCGTCGGCATCGGTGCATGTACGCGTGTCACCCATAGGATGCCCTGCCATATGGGAGCTTCGCGCTTCATCGGCGTAACCGATGACCACACGCATGCTGATTGGTGCTGGTGCCTGTTCACGGATGCATCCGTCGAGAGGTCAGAGGCCGGCCAGTCGGCAGCCGTGTGGTGAAATGAGAACGCAGGCCGCGCGGCCTGTTGAATCCTCCGTAGGCGTTGCCGGGTGTAGCACCGGCCACCACAACCTGTCTCCTCCAGCTCTCGGCTGGACTTCGCCGCCGTAGCGTTCTCGCTGCTGGCGGCTTTTTTATTTCTGAGGTGCCCGATGGCGCAGTTGACTATCAAGCTGAAGGTCCGATGGTGGCTGAAGCCAGCAGTGCTGTTGCTTATCGTGGCCTGCCGCTTCACTGCCTGGCGCCCGCGCGAGCAGTTCATCGAACGGCTGGTTCGCCACGCCATGTATATCGAAAGCGCCAAATGAACGACGGCATAGGTGGAACATGAGCGTCGAGTCCCAAGTCATCTGGCTGCGCTTTATAGTGCAGCTCTGGCGCGAGCAGGCAGTAATTGAGAGGTTGGCATGAGCGATATCGAAGCGCGGATCGAAGTGCTGCGCCCAGTTGCTGGCGACACCATCGTGCTGTCCGTGCCGGGTCGCGTCACGGCGAAGCAGCGCGATCAAATACGCTGTGCTGCTGTTGGGCTGCTGCCGGCTGCTGTGAAGGTACTGGTGCTGGACTCCGGCATCACCATGGCCCACATCGTTGCGCCTGAGCGCGAGCCAGCGGCACCTGAGCATCCCCACTTCGACACCTGGTACCGCCACCGCATCAATGTCGCTCATGCCAAGTTCATGGAGCGTACCTCGTACAGCGTGCCGAGTGACTGGCGCACGTTCTCGCCCGAGGCAATCGCCGCATTCCTGGCCGGGCCTGGTGTATGAAGCCGCAAGCCGCGATGTATCGCGATGGCCTGATCCGCGCCATCGTTGCCGACCGCCCGGCCATGGTCTACCCGGTGCACCAGCCGGCCGTGCTTGAGGACTACTGCAACACGCTCGCCGATGGGTATGAGGCCAAGCGCCTCTTGCGCGCCAAAGGATACGGGCAGCCGTGGATGACGCTCAGTGAGATCGTCCAACTGCTGCCGATCGCATCAGCACCGCGGACCCGCAAGAAGAAGAGGAATCGATGAACCGAGTCCAGCACCATTCGAACAATGCCGTGCTCGGCGCACCAGCTGGATGGGATCAGAAAGAGTTGCCGTGCAACGCGCTGCCGATTACCCGCACGCAGTGCGACGGCTTCCCTGCGGTCGTGTCGTATTGGCAGCCGACTGCTGAGGAGTTACGCGCACTGAGCGCAGGCATGCCGATCGCGCTGTGGGTGATCGGTGGCACGATGCCGCCGGTGTCGCTCACGGTCGATCAATAGAGAGGTTGTCATGCCGCCACGGCCGAAGTCGATATGCCGAAAGGTGGCGTGCGGCGCCCTGATTGATGCCCCAGGCTATTGCGTGAAGCACGCGCAACTCAAGACAGGCTGGGCCCGGTCGCACGGCGATAAGACGAGCGCCGAGCGTGGATACGGCTACGCATGGCAGCAGACCCGCAAGCGCATTCTGAGTCGCGATGCTGGACTCTGCCAGATCAAAGGGCCGGGGTGCCGCTACGTTGCACGTGAAGTTGACCACATCGTGAACAAAGCAACGGCGCGCGCCAAGCGCTGGGCAGACGATCAGATCGAGGCCGATTCAAACTTGCAATCGGTCTGCGGCCCTTGCCACGCGGCTAAGAGCAAGTCCGAGGGCGAGGCAGGACGACAACAGTCGCAGCCCTGACCGCGCCACGGCCCGGCAACTTTCGGCACCGTTGCCAAAATACAACTGCTCAAAAAAGGGCAGTCCGGGTGGGCGGGCTCGATCTTCGGGGCTTTTCGCCTATAGACCGTCTGCTTAGCCTTTTTTTTATATCCCCAATTCAAACTTTCGACTGGAGCGGCTCCATGGCAAAGCCCCGAACCCCCTCGGCAGTGCTCGAGGCTCGGGGAGCGTTCGCGCACAACCCGGATCGCAAGCGAGAGGATTTCCAATCGGGCGACTTCGACCCGACGCCCCCCAAATATTTCACTGCCAAGCAGAAAGCAGTCTGGAAAGAGATCGTCGAGTTGCTGCCGCCGAAGGTGCTACAGGCGACCGACCGCCTGGCCGTCGAGCTGACCGCACGACTGGTCGCGAACTTCCGCGCAATGGATGATGCTGATGTGTCGATGGCCCAGGTCGCGCAGATCCGCACCGCCCTAGCAACCCTCGGGATGACGCCGGCGGATCGATCGCGCGTGTCCGCGGTAAAGGCGCCAGCGGCCAATCCGTTCCTGGCGCTGGTCGGCAAGAAGGCCTGACGTGTCGGCCGACTTCGTCGGCGTTGCGCTGGAGTACGCGCAGGCCGTGGCGCGGCGCAAAATCATCGCCTGCAAGTGGGTCCAGCTGGCGTGCAAGAAGCACCTGGACGACCTGAGGGCGGCGAAGAGGCGCGGCGCCAAATATTATTTCGACGAGGACGACGCCAACAAGGTTTGTCAGTTCCTGTCGCTGATGCCGCACACGAAGGGGAAGTGGGCGCAAAAGCGCCAGCTGATCGAGCTGCAGCCCTGGCAGGTATTCGCGTTTTGCGCACTTTTCGGCTGGAAGCGTAAAAAGGATGGACGCCGCCGGTTCCGCAAGGCGTACTTTGCGGTACCCCGCAAGAACGGTAAGTCGATCATCGGATCGGGCATCGGCCTGTACATGTTCTCCGCCGACGGCGAGTTCGGCGCCGAGGTGTACGCCGGCGCCGGTACCGAGAAGCAGGCGTGGGAGGTGTTCCGGCCAGCCAAGCAGATGCTCGAGCGGACTCCTGAGTTGCGCGAGGCGCTGGGCGCCGAGGTGTGGGCCAAGGCCTTGATCAACCCTGGCGACGGCTCGCGGTTTGAGCCTGTCATCGGCAAGCCAGGAGATGGCTCAAGCCCATCGTGCGCGATCGTGGACGAATACCACGAGCACGACACTAGCGACTTGGTCGACACGATGGAAACTGGTATGGGTGCGCGCGACCAGCCGCTCATGCTGATGATCACGACTGCCGGCTTTAACATCGCCGGACCGTGCTACGACCAGGAGATCGAGGCCAAGAAGGTGCTCGATGGAGTGCTCGACAACGACGAGCTGTTCGCGCTGATATATACGATCGACGACACCGACAAGTGGGACGACCCAAAGGCGCTCTACAAGGCGAATCCGAATCTCGGAGTCTCGGTCGATGAAGACTTCCTACTAAGTCAGCAGCGGCAGGCGGTGCAGAGCGCGTCCAAGCAGACGCGCTTCAAAACCAAACACCTGAACGTGTGGTGCTCGGCGAAATCGGCGTGGCTGAACATCCTAGCTTGGAACAAGTGCGCCGACTACAAGCTGCGTCCCGAGCAGTTCAAGGGCGAGCGGTGTTATGTGACGCTGGACCTGGCCAGCCGGTCGGACGTGTGCGTGATCATGCTGATGTTCGTCCGCGAGATCGAGGGCAAGCAGCATTTCTACCTCTTCGGCAAATACTACCTGCCCGAGTTCGCGATCGAGAACGATCCAAAGAATTCGGGCGCTTATCGCAAGTGGGTGATCGAGGGGTTCCTCGAGCAGCATGAAGGCGCCGAGATCGACTTCGATCTGATCGAAGAAGACACGCTGGCCATGGTGTCAGAGTACGGCCCGGAAGAGGTGGTGTTTGACCCGTACCGCGCCGCGCAACTGGAGCAGCGTCTAACAAAGCGTGGCATCCAGGCCGTCGAGCTCGGGCAGACCGTCAAGAACCTGTCGCTGCCGATGAAGGAATTCGAAAGTGCTGTCAAGGGCGGGCGCGTGCACCACGACGGCAATCCGGTCCTCACCTGGATGGCATCGAACGTCGTGGCGAAGCTCGACGCGAAGGACAACATCTACCCGCGCAAAGAAAAGCCCGAGCAGAAGATCGACGGCATCGTCGCAACAATTATGGGTGTAGCGCGCGCAATTACTGGCGAAGCGGTCGCCACATCATTCTGGGAATCCTGATGGATAAACTGATCAAGCTGGTTCCCGACGCCCTCATCGTTAGCGGCGCCGGGGCACTGTCCTATGGTGCGGGCCTGTTGCACCCGGCGGCTGGCTTCATCGCCGCCGGGATCCTGCTGTTGACCGGCGGCGTATGCACCGCCAGGCGCGCGCCTACCGAGAAGGATGAGGGCTGATGTCGTTCTTTGTCCAAAAAGGGCGGCGCAACCAGACATTCACCGAGCCATTCTGGCAGGAATGGATCGGCGCGCTCGAATCGAAGACCGGCAAGACGGTCAATTGGCGCACGGCGCTTCAGGTTGCGACGGTGTTCGCCTGCTGCCGCGTGATCGGTAACGGCATGGCACAAGTGCCGTTCAAGCTCATGCAAAAGAATGGCCGGAGGCGCATCCCCGCGACATCGCACCCGCTATACCGGCTGCTTTCGTTGCGGCCGAACGACTGGCAAACCAGCTTCGAATTCCGCCAGATGCTGGCTTGGCATATCGAACTGTGCGGCAACGCCTACGTGTTCAAGAACCGAGGCGTGACGGGGAAAATCCTGGAGCTGATCCCGCTGCCGCCTGGCCGCGTGACGCCGAAGCAGGACGAAAACCTTCGCATCACGTATGCGGTCGCGGGGCTCGACGGCACCACCCGGACGCTTACCAGGGATCAGATTTGGCATCTCCGCGGCCCGACCATTGACGGATTTCACGGCCTCGACGTCGTCAAGCTCGCGCGCGAAGCGATCGGCTTGGCGATGGCCACCGAAGAAGCGGCCGGGCGACTGCACAAGAATGGCATCCAGAATACGGGGGTCTATGCTGTCGATTCTACGCTCGACAAAAAGCAGTACGACGACCTCGCAGCATGGATCAGCAAACAGTTCGCGGGGCTCCAAAATGCCGGCAAGCCGATGATCCTCGACCGCGGCGCCAAGTTCCTGAACACATCGATGAGCTCGGTGGACGCGCAATCGAACGAAACCCGGAAGACGCAAGTAGAGCAGATCTGCTCCTTCATGGGCGTGCTGCCGATCAAGGTCGGCTTCTCCGACAAGACGGCGACTTTTGCCAGCGCCGAAGAGATGAATCGCGCGCACCGCGAAGACTGTCTGTCGCCAAGGTGGGAGTCCTTTGAGCAGTCGGCAATGATCAACCTGTTGACCGAGGCTGAGCTCGAGGCTGGGCTTTATTTCAACTTCACCGAAGAGGGTCTGCTCCGCGGGTCGGCGAAAGACACCAAGGACGTGCTCCTGGGGTATGTGAACGGCGGCCTGATGTACCCGAACGAGGGGCGCGACCTGCTTGACCTGAATCCGGACGATGACCCCGCAAGCGACCAGCTTCGCGTCCCCGTAAACATTGTTGGCGAGCCAAAGCCCGCCGAACCCGCAGTACCAGATCTCCAGGAGTAATCCCCGCATGCCAACCCCGAATATGCAGCGCAAGGCTGCAGGACGAGTGCTGTCCGCCGAAAACGAGCGCCTGCTGATCGAGGCGCGCAACAACCTCGATACCGTCCTGTCGAAACTGGCCCAGGAAGACCCGGAAGACGCGGGCTCGTTCCGCTACGTCAACCGCATGGCACTCAAGCCTGGCCATGTGCGCATTAACGCGCAGCTGGCCGACAACGAGGCCGAGGTGCTGATCTACGGCGATATCGGCGGGGACTGGTGGGACGAAGGCATCACCGGCGAATCGATCTCGAACCAGATCGCCGAACTGGATGTCGACACCATCCACGTGCGCATCAACAGCGGTGGCGGCCTGGTGTTCGAAGGCCTGGCTATCTACCAGGCCTTCGCGCGGCACGACGCCAAGATCATCGTCCATATCGACAGCATCGCAGCATCGATCGCTAGCGTCATCGCCATGGCCGGCGACGAGATCCGCATCAGCGAGGGTGCCAATCTGATGATCCACAAGCCTTGGTCGGGCGTGTGGGGCGACGCCGATGCGATGCGCAAGGAGGCCGATATCCTCGACCAGCTGCAGGCTGGCTTGATCAATATTTACGAAGCGCGCACCGACGCAAAGCGCGCCGACTTGGAAGCATGGGTCAACGCTGAGACCTGGTTCCTTGGCCAAGCCGCTGTCGACGCGGGCTTTGCCGACGTCATCGTCCCGGCCAAGAAGAAAAAGGCCGCCGCCTCGGCGATGCTGAATTACTTCAAGAACACCCCTCAGAACCTGCTGGCGTCAGCCGGCACTCCCGAGGTGCGTGAGTTCGAAGCCTTCCTCCGCGACGGAGAAGGACTCTCGCACGCGCAAGCAAAGCGCATCGCAGCCGCGATGCCGAAGGCGAATCGCGACGATTCGTCGAACCCGACAGACAAGCCCCTCCGTGATGGTGGGGACCCTGCGGATGAGCAGCGCTCGGTGGCCAGCCGCCTGGCGCAGAGCATCAAACAACTTACCTCCACCATCAAGGAATGACCATGGCAGACAAAGACGCCGTTACCGAAGTAATGGAAGCGTTCAGCGAATTCAAGCGCACGAACGACGAGAACGAAAAAAAGCGCAGCGCTGCGCTGGACGAAAAGCTGGACAAGATCAACAAGGTCTTCGACAAGCACGAGGAAGGCAGCCAGAAGCTCGTGCTGATCGAGCAGCAGAACAAGGCAATGCAGCAGCAGCTGGACGCGATCGAAAAGGTGGCCAATCGCGCCGGCCTGGGCGGCAGTGGCGACGAGAAAGCCAAAGCCGCGCGCGAGTACCTGGACGCGTTCAATCGCGTGCTGCGGAAAGCGCCGGAAAACCGCAGCGCAACCGACATGACCCTGATCCGTGAGCGCTCCAATGCGCTGGTCAAGGGCGACGACGCCAGCGGCGGCTACCTCCTCGCTCCGCCGGACCTGCAGGCCGAGATCATGAAGGACGTGATCGAAATGACGCCGATTCGCTCGCTCGCGACGGTCCGCACCATCGGCGGCCCGAGTCTGAAAATGCGCAAGAAGGTCGGCAACGGCTCGGCTACGCGCGTGGGCGAAACCCAGAAGCGCGCCAACACCGGCGATCCTGCGTATGGCATGCTGGAAATCCAGGCGCCGGAGCTGTTCGCGCGGATGGAAATCTCGCAGCAGATGCTCGAGGACTCCGATTACGACCTGTTCGCCGAGCTGCGCGAGGACGCCGCCGACCAGTTCGCGGTGAAGGAAGGGATCGAATCGATCAGCGGGTCCGGCAATGGCCAGATGGAGGGCATCCTGACCAATACCCTGGTTGAAGCAATCAACACCGGCAACGCGTCGCAGATCACCGCCGATGGCATCCTCAGCCTGTTTTACGGCCTGAAAACTTCCTATGCGCGCAATGCCGTGTTCGGCATGAACCGGCTGACCCTCGGCGCCATCCGCAAGCTGAAGGACAACGACGGCCAGTACCTGTGGGTTCCTGGCATCGCCGCCGGCGTCCCGAACACCATCAACGGTGCGTCGTATGTCGAGATGGCCGATATGCCGAACATCGCCGCCAACTCCTGCCCGATCGTGTTCGCAGACTGGAAAAAGCTGTATGTCATCGCCGACCGTGTGGCGATCTCGTTCTCGGCCGACTACGTCACCGAAGCCGATGATGGCCTCGTCGTGTTCCGTGCGCGCAAGCGCGTCGGTGGCGGCGTGCGTCAGGCCGAAGCTGGCAAGAAGCTGAAGATCGCGGCCTGATGCCGAATGGTCCCCGGCGCAGCGCCGGGGATTCTCGCAACTAATATCCGAAGGAATCCCACATGCGTGACCTGAAATCCAACATCAAGCCGGTCCAGTCCCTGTTTCCAGCATCCCGCAACGCAGCGGCCAACGGCACGGGCATCGACCTGGCGGGCTTCAATGCTGCCTCGGTTGTGTTCTCGAGTGGCGCGATCGGCGGAACGGCCTCGCCATCCTTCACCTTCGAAGTGCAGGAGAGCGACGACAACACCACCTTCACCGCTGTCGCGGACAAGGACATCCGCGGCGTCGAGCCGGTGATCACTACTGCCAACCAGATTTCGCAGGTCGCCTATCTCGGCTGCAAGCGTTACATCCGCGCGGCACTGAAGACGGTCGCCGGAACGTCGCCCACCCTGGACTGCGCGGCGCATGTCATCCTGGGCCATCCCGCCAACGCACCAACGGTGTAAGGCATGAAGATCCTCATGCTTAGCACCGTGCCTGGATCGGTTGACGGCTTCCAGGTCGCCTCGTATGAGGCAGGTCAGGAATACGACCTGACCGCGACGGCCGGCGCCAAAGAGTTGGCCGTGGCCCTGGTGGACGCTGGTTTGGCTGAAGAGGTGGGGGCAAAAGTGGAGCCGCCCGCCGAGGCCGATCACGCCGCAAACGAAGACGGAGGCGAGGGTGCCGAAGCTCCTGCTCCGACTCGCCCGAGCCGGCGCGCCAAAGCGCAGTAATTCACCAAGTCCGACACCGCCGCTGGCTGCCAACGTGCGCGCCGGCGGCGCAGCTCGGGCGAAATTAAAGGTAGAGGTCGACATGATCCACCTGACGATGACCCCCGAGGTCTCAAGCATCCGCGCGTACGACCAGCCGGGCGGCTACGAAAATCGCCGCCCCTACCTGGCCATCGTCACGGTAACGCACCTCACCGACAAGATCGTCTACCTGCATGGTGCGGTCGGCACGGTCGACCGCGACACCTGGGTCGGGGCGCTGGACCTGCTGCGCGAGCGCGGCGCCACTACGGTGATGCTCGAGCGGCACGGGAAGATGAAGACCATCGAGCTGGCGGCGCCTGCCGTCGGGCCGACTTAACAATGACCAGCTGGTCGCGCCGATCTGCGCACGGCTGAACGAAAACCGAACACGAGGCGACGATGCCAGCATTCCAAAAATTCCAGGCGTTCGCGAAGGCGGTCGCTGACGGCAAGCACAACCTGAGCACGGCGCAAATCAAGATCGCGCTGACGAATGCGGCGCCGAACGCCGCTACGGCCGCCGTGCTGGCCGACATCGCGGCTACCGAGGTCTCGTACACCTACTGCTCGTCGCGCAACGTGGTCACGACAGCATCTGCACAGACGGCCGGCCAGTACAAGCTAACTTGCGCTGACCTGGACGTGACCGCTACCGGCGGCTCGGTCGGCCCCTTCCGCTATGTCGTCCTCTACAACGACTCGGCCACGAACAAAGACCTGATCGGCTCCTACGACCGTGGTGACAGCATCACGCTGCTCGACGGCGAGAAGGTGACAATCGACTTCGATCAGGCCGCCGGCGTCCTGACGCTGGGTTAAGCATGGACATTCGCACCCGAATCCTGGCGCGCCCTGACCTGGACGGGCTGCGCGCCGCGCGCGACCTCGACGGCCTGGCCACCGCGCTGAATGCAGAGGGCCTGCAGGCGCCACATCAGCGCTTCATCACGGCGCGCGCCGTCATGGCCGCGTGCGAGGGCGGCATCGAAATTCTCGACGCGCTGGAAAACGCTTCGGCGAATCGCGCGGTCGCCTGGGCGCTGAAGTTCCTGGGCCAGGAGGCTGGCCTCGACATCGGCGACCCGTTCACGCAGGGCATGGTCGACAAGCTTGTGCAGGAGTCCGTGCTGACGACTGACCAAGGCACTGCGCTCAAGGCGCTGGCGCTGCAACATGTCGTCGTTGACCGGCTAGAAGTTGACGCGGCCCTGTATAACCCTGATGGAACCGAGAAATGACCGCGCCAGCCCGCAGTACCGTTCCCATTCTTCCAGCCACGCTGACGACCACGCTTAGCACCACCAAGGACGCTCCGGCTATCACAGGGGCATGGGTCGATGTTCGATCGTTCAATGGTGGCGTGCTCGCCTGGAGCGTCAAGAACAGCGCCAGCGCACCGGGCGTGCAGGGGCAATTCCTGATCCAGGCCGCTGACACCAGTGATGGCGCCAACGCTTCCGACATTTGGACCGGCGGCGGCGACACGGTGGCCAGCAGCGAAAAGACCGGCATGGCCCGCCTGGATGCGGAGGTCTCCTACGTCCGCATGCTCGGCTGGGGCAACACGACCAACCACGTTACGTTCAAACTCAACCTGTTCGCGAAGGCGTAAGCCATGGGCATGATGCGCTATCAGCCGCAGGGCCGGATAGTCGTCCGTCGCGAGTGGCTCGCCAAGGGGCTGCGCTTTGCGTTCGTGCCCGGCGCAGGATTCTTCAATTTCGCCTCCAGCAAGGTAGAGCCGCTCCAGTCGACCGGAGTGTACGTGCGCGCCAATATTCCAACAGGCGTGGCCTTTCAGGGCGGCGGCCGAGCTGAGTTCGACCTTGAAGTCGACGCTGCAAACGGTCTGACCCTGGTTTCCGTCTGGAAGTCGCGCGCCAACTATTTGGCAAGCGACAATGTCCGCACGCTGGTAAGTACCCGTGATGCTTCAAATCGTGGTTGGGCGTGGGGCAGGAACAGCGCATTGGCCGGGGCGTCTCTCGGCAACAGGACGCGCCAGGGCTTGACGTTTCAGGGTGTCGCCACCTATGCCGAATCGAACTACCTGATCGATTCGTTTGCCGACACCGCGGTCGCCGCGCGCTTTAGCGGCGCATCGCGGCTGATTTCGTGGTTCAGGGCGGGCTTAAAAAGCTCGCCAGACACAGCCACAGGAGCTCCGACCCTCGGCAGCAAACTCGTTGTCGGCGCGCTGGGTCCATATGCAACTCCGACAGTTGATTGGCTTGACCAAACGTCCGTACTGCTGGTGTTTGACCAGCCGTTGTCGGACGATGACGCCGCCCAACTGACCAGTAGCGCGAACGCACCGTTTCAGGTCTTTGATGACCTGAGCGGCGAAGACGAGCTGGTCGCCGCCGCAGCCGCACCGAACAGCTACACCCTAACCGCAGCGCCCGGCACCTTCGGGCTGTCCGGCTCGCCGGCTTCGCTGCGCGTTAGTCGCACGCTCGCGGGCGGCAATGGATCGTTCTCGCTGGCGGGCAACGCTGTGGCGCTCCGCGCTGGCCGCCGCGTCGCTGGAATAAGCGGTGTCATCACGCTGTCCGGCGCGCCGGCGGCGCTGACCGCCGCGCGCAAGCTCGCGGTAGGGCCCGGCGCCTACGCGCTACAGGGTTCCGGCGCATCGCTCATGGTCGCCCGCCGCTTGGCCGCCGCCGCTGGCGCGTTCACGCTCGCAGGCGGCGACGCGCAGCTGGTGTACGCGAAGGCCGCTGATGGCGTCACGCTCGTGACTTCGTCGGGCCAGTTCGTGCTGACCGGTTCACCGGTGGCGATGCGGATAGCCCGTCGCGTGCAGGCCCAGGCTGGCAGCTTCGCTCTGGCCGGCGCCGCGGCGGCGATCCGCTATTCGGGGGTGATGTCGGCGGCGCCAGGTGCGTTCGTCGCCGTCGGCGCGCCCGTTGCACTGCGCGTCGTGCGTCGGCTGGCGGCTGCGCCCGGCCTGTTCGACCTCGTCGGCGGGGGCGCTGCGCTGGCGTACGGCACGACGGTCGAATATGCCCGCGCGCCGGCGGGCAGCGGCTACGCGCCGAAACGCAACGAATACCAGGCGCGCCCGGCTCAGCTCGGCGGCGCCCGGCCAGCAGCAATTGAGAAAGCATACCGATGACCACAGAGAAGATTTCCGCGCCGGTCGCGCTGGCGGTATCGATGGCCGAGGCCAAAGAGACGCTGCGCATCGATGAGGACGACACGTCGCTCGACATCACGATCGGCATCTGGGTGGCCGGCATTACCGCCGATGCCGAGAAGGAAACTCACCGCGCCTTCGTCAACCGCGCAATGCGCAAAACGCTGGACCGGTTCCAGGACGCGATCCAGCTGAGTGCGCCGACGTTTAGTGTCGAAGCCGTGCGCTTCCTCGACCCCGAGGGCGTTACGCGCACCCTCGACCCAGCCGACTACTACGTCGACCGGGTCACAGTGCCGGGCTACATCGTGCCAGCGCGCGGCAAGGCCTGGCCGGCGACGGAAGTTCACGCCAACGCCGTCTCGGTCGACTTTACGGCCGGCTACGGCCCGACTGCCGCGACCGTTCCGGATGAGGTCCGGCTGTACATCCTGGCGCGCCTGTCGGAGCTATTCGATCCAGCGGCGCGCGAGTTCAAGGAAACTCAGGCTTCGGTGTTCGTGAACAGGCTGCTCGATGGCCTGTGGGTCCCTGGACTATGACGATCGCGCACCGACTGAACAAGCGCGTGCTGCTGCAGCAGCTGGTCGCCGGCAAGGATTCGACCGGCGCGCCGACCGAGGTATGGGAGAGCGTGATCAAGACTGGCGACGGTAGGGTCTGGGCGGGCATCCGCGACCTGACCGGCCGCCAGTTCGTCGCCGCCGGCGGCACGCAGAACGAGGTGCAAACCGAGATCGAGATCCGGTACCGCGCCGGCGTCTTGCCGGCCATGCGCGTCGTGCACGGAGCCGACGTCTACGACATCAAGGCTGTGCTCGACCAGAAGGGAAAGGCGCTGCTGCTGATGTGCGCGCGTGGGGTAAATAAAGGATAGTGGGCGTAAAATAGACGAGCCGAACAGGTGGTGGAACACCAGTCCGGCTCTAACCACTTACCAATCTTTTACGGAGATTAGACCATGGCTGACGGCGATTGTACCGCAGTGAAGATTTGCGCCAAGTGCAAATTAGCAAAGACCTCGGCGGAATTTTACGCAAGCAAACGCTTCAAGGATGGCAAGCGCAAGGAATGCAAGGCGTGCGACAAGACGCGCGCCCTGGACTGGCGCAACGATAATCTTGAGCAAGCACGGCAGTCGAAGCGCGATTGGGATGCGGCGAACCATGAGCACGTTCTGGCCTATTCCAAGGGGTACCACCAGAACAATCTCGATAGCGTGCGTGCAAAGGCACGGCAGCGCAGCGCGAAGCTATGGGCGGAAAATCCCGAGCTGATGCGAGCTCGAAGCCTTGCCTACAAGCGACGGAACCCCGAAAGGAACCGCGCTGCCGCCCGCGAATGGGCGCGCACTAATGTCGAGCGCAACCGGGAGCGCGCCAGACGGTGGGCCGAGATAAATAACGCGCGCGTTATCGCAAATGTGATGGCCTATGCCAAGTTGCATCCAGAGGTCCAGCGGTTGCGTGTTCAGCAGCGGCGCGCTGCACTTGCGGCGGCGAAGGTGCGATGGGAGGACGACTTCTTCATCGCCGAGATTTACGACCTCGCCCGAAAGCGTACCGAAGTCACGGGATTTGCGTGGCAGGTAGACCATATCGTACCGATCAGGAGCAAGCTGGTTTGCGGTCTACACGTGCACTGGAATCTAACGGTAATCCCCGCGCGGATAAACCGTCGAAAGAGCAACCGGCACTGGCCGGACATGCCGTGATTGCAAAGCCCGCTTATGCGGGCTTTTTTTATGGAGCGAAGATGGCCGACACAATGAACTTGACGGGCTTTAAAGAATTGGCTGAATCGCTGCGTGAGTTGGGCCCACGGGTTGCACGCAATACGCTCCGCCGCGCCGTGGCCGCCGGGGCAACGCCCATCCGAACCAGAGCGCGGGAGCGTGCGCCGAAAGATACCGGCGAGATGGCAAAAGATATTCAGATCAAGCGGGAAAAAACCGAAGGCCCTCACGTTGCCAGTTACTCGGTATTTGTCCGCACTGGAAAGAAATCACGCTTATCGGGTCGCGCTCGAAATGTGGAGAAAAATTCATGGTACTGGAGGCTGGTCGAATTTGGAACCGTGAAAATGGCGGCCCAGCCATTCCTCCGCCCTAGTTTTGAAGAGCTCAAGGAATCGTCAGTGAAGATCATTGGCGAAAAGCTCGATGAGGGAATTCAGGCCGAGGCCACTAAATTAGCGAGGGGCCAATGACTATCCTCTCCGATTTCCTCGCCCTGGCCGACCCGATCATGGACGGCAAGGCCTACCGCGGCGTCGTGCCTGACAACGCCGTGGCGCCCTACGCCAAGTTCTTCCGCGTGGCCGGGGTCGAGGGGGTCACGCTCGACGAAAACGGCGGCACCGACAACGAAACTGCGACCAGGATTCAGATCGACATTTACGGCAGCGCCGGCGACGTCGACGCCAAGGTGAACTCGCTGAAGGCCGCGCTCAAGGCTTGGCATGTTTCGAACACCGTCCTGCTCGAGCTCGACGGCTTCGAGGACGAGGTAAAGCTTAACCACACGATGCTCGACATCGCCACGATCCACCAGTAACCCGCAGCACCCTCCGCAACCTGCCCGCCCTGTGCGGGTTTTTTTTCGTCCAGAAGGAAACACACTATGTCCGGAATCTCCGCACAAGGCAGCAAACTCGAAATCGCCACCGGCTCCGGCGGCGCCAAGACCATCACCGCGATTGCTCCCGGCAATCCGACCATCGTGACCAGCGCGGCACACGGGTTCACGAATGGCACCGTCGTCGCGCTCGCGGCGATCACCGGCACCATCGGCACCCCGCTCAACGGTACGAACCGCGTGGCGTCGAATGTCACTGCGAACACCTACGCGATCGATGACCTCGACTCGACCGGCCTAACCTACACCTCGGGCGGCACCGCTACCCCGCAGGCCTACACCAAGATCAACGGCCTGTTGTCGTTCGATGGCTTCGATGGTTCGGCCGACGAGCTCGACACCACCGACCTGGACTCGACTGCCAAGGAATTCGTTTCGGGCATCAAGGATGAGGGAAAGTTCGGTTTCGAGATGAAAACGCTCAAGACCGACGCCGGCCAGACTGCGCTGCGTGCTGTGCGCGCCAGCGGCGCTGTCACCGGATTCCGCCTGACCCTGCCCGACACCAGCGTCGCGACGTTCACCGCCCTGGTGAAGACCATCCCGACCGCCGGCGGTGTCAACGCTGTCCTCAAGGGCAAGGTCGACACCAAGATTTCCGGTCCTGTGAGCTGGGCGTAATCATGGGCCTGCTCAACAAATCGGCAATCCTCGGCGCCGAAGACCTGAAGCACGAGGACGTGGAAGTTCCAGCCTGGGGCGGCACCGTCCGCGTGCGCGTGATGACTGGCACCGAGCGCGACGAATTCCGCGCGGCGATCGCCTCGGAAGACGGAAATATCCCGGTCGGCAAGTTCTCCACCGCGCTGCTGGTGGCGACCTGCATCGACGAAACCGGCGCGCGCCTGTTCACGATGGAAGACATGGACCAGCTCGCGGAAAAGAGCGCGGCGTCGCTGGACGCCCCGGCCGCGGTCGCGATGCGCCTCAACGGCTTGGGCGGTAACGCCGTGGCGGCAGCGGAAAAAAACTCCGCGAGCGACCAGAGCGACGATTCTGGTTCCGCCTCGCCCTCGCCCTCGGCAAATCCGTAAGGCAGGCCCAGGCCGAGATCGACTCTGCCGAGTTCACCGAATGGCAGGCGATGTACCTGCTTGAGCCATTCGGTGACGAAGTCGCGGACCGCCGGCACGGGTCAGCGATGGCGCTCGAGGCGAACGCGCAGCGGGGACCGAACACCGAGCCGTATAAGGCCGAAGACTTCATGTACGGCGCCACAGTACAGGAGGAGCCTGACCCCGAGCTGCTCGATGATCCGGTAGCGCAGTCGAACCTGATCCGCGCAAAACTTTTTGGAGTGGCGCCAAAATAATAGCCACCCGCAGAAATGCCGGGTGGCTTTTCGTACTGGTGTAATATTTCCGGTCCAACACTTGAGGGGCGGAAATGAAAAAGATTTTGGTTGTGACGTTGCTGGTCGCCTCAACTCTTGCGGCAGCGCGAGACGACACAGCGATCGTTGCGAAAGCAGATGACGAAGCGGTGATCGCCGCTGCGAAAGTGGTGGTCGCAAGCGGACTCAAAGACCCTGACTCGGCACAGTTCCGGAATATTTTCGTTCGCCAAGGCAAAACAAAACGGGCTATTTGCGGCGAAGTGAATGCCAAGAATAGCTACGGTGGTTATATTGGATACCGCACCTTTACGGTACTTGAAGGTGACACCAGAGCGCTGATAAAACAGGGCGACGAGGTCATGGACCCGTTCATAGACTCGGTTTGTAAGCGACCCGCGCAGTAGAAAACGTTACAACAAGCCCGCCCACGAAAGTCGGCGGGTTTTTTATTGGGAAAAACACATGGCTCAGCTCGGCGCTCTAACCGTCAACCTAGAAGCGAATATTGCTAAATTCGTCAGCGACATGGGTAAGTCTTCGCAGGCAACCGAGCAGGCAATGAGCCGCATTAACGGTGCCGTCAACACCGTGAAGGGCGGTCTGGCGGCGCTCGGCGTGGGCGTGTCTGCTGGCGCCTTCGCCTCGATCATCAAAGGCTCGATCGATGCAGCCGACAACCTGCGCGATATGGCGCAGAAAACGGGCATCGCCGTCGAAGAACTCAACGGTCTCGGGTTCGCATCTGGCCAAGCTGGCGGCAGTCTCGAAGCGATGGTGGGCGCCGCCGGGAAACTGAACAAGTCGCTTGCCGAGGCCGCGAGCGGCAACAAGGATGCGAGTGCAGCTTTCAAGGCACTGGGCATTTCTGTCACCGATACCCAGGGCAATCTCAAGAAGGCCGACGTAGTCATGGCCGAGGTGGCGGACCAATTCGAGAAGTACCAGGACGGCCCCGAGAAAGCAGCGCTCGCGCTGCGCCTCTTTGGCAAGGCCGGCGCCGAGATGATCCCGCTGCTGAACGACGGCGGCGCTGCGATGCGCGAGAATATCGAATATGCCAAGCGCTACAGCTACCAGACGACCGACCTATCCAATGCGGCGGACAACTTCAACGACACGATGGGCAAGTTGGAAATCCAACAGCGGGGCTTTATCAACCAGATGTCGGCAGAAATGCTGCCAGTGTTGCAGAGCGTGGCCAATGCATTCTTGAGTGCGTCCGAGAAAGCGAACGATCTGCACTCGTGGAGTGGCAAGCTTTCCGGGGCTCTCACGTCGTTGACCAGCTATGCCGTAACCGGCGCATTCTGGTTCGAGCAGTGGGGCATTCAGCTTGGCACCGTGGCCGATAAAGCCAAGGCCCTGAAAAATCTCGACTTTCACGGCTACCAGCTGGCCGATGAGCGAGGCGATAAGGCGCTCGCTACATCCAATGGGAATTACCAGGTGCTGCGCGACGAAATCCGAAGCGGAGGCGTCAAGGATCGGTTCGCTAAGCCGCTCTCGACCGCTGAAGCAATGATGTCGCAAGAGCGGGACATTCTGGCCGCCCGCAACGCGATGCTGAACAAGTATCAGGGTGACGGTCTTATCTCGCTGAAGGAGACGAACGCCGGCAAGGAGGCGGCGCAGGCCGAATATGTCAAGAACATGAAGGGGCTGTACGGGGCCGAGATTGTGATTCTCGGCGAAGCGAAGAAATTTGCCAAGACTCCTGAAGAGGCAAAGGGCATTCAGGACCGGATCGATGGGCTGTATAAAACGCAGTCGCTGGTCGGCACCGACAAGCCGACGGCACCTAAGCTTCCCGGTAGCGATGGCGATCAGATCGCGCGCGCCCTGCTGGCGGGCCAGATCAAAGCAATGGAGAACGCGTATGTGCAGTCTCGCGACATCGCCGCATTCCAGAACGACTACATGGGGGAATTACGCGCGCAAGACCTCGTCGATGTGCAGACCTACGAGCAGTTCAAGCTCGACGCCATTGCGTCGTCAGCAAAAGCTGCGGCGAAGCACTACGACGAAGAGATCGCGGCCCTGACCAAAGCGAGGGATGCGACGACGGACGCTGCCGCGAAGGCGCAAATCAGCAGCCAGATCGAAGACAAGGTCGCACAGAAGAAGAAGGCGGGCGTAGATGCGGCCAATGCCACCAAAATGGCCTTGCTCCAGCAGGGCGCCGCGCAGGCCGACCTGAACAAGCAGATGCAGGACTGGGCGCGCCAGCAGGACAGCGCTCTCGCCCAGCAGAAGCTCGCCAACGACTTGCACGGCGCCACGACTGTCGAAATTATCCGGCAGACGGCAGCTCTACGCGCGCAGCAGGAAGTGGAAGAAGTGATCCGACGCGCGAAGGAGCGTGGCAGCATTTCCCCGGAAGTAGAGGCCGACTACCGGGCCAAGTCAAGGGCTGCATCTGACGCGGCATCCAATCAGAACATTCGCGGTGCTGGCTTAGGCGCGATCGACTCGCTGAAAAAACCCGGCGAGAAAGAAGACACGGAGCACGCCAACCAGCTCGCGCTCCTGCAGGCGTACCGGGACCAGGAGCTGGCCGATACGGTTGCGGCGAATCAGGCCATCGAGCGCGAGAACGAGCGCCATGAGCGCGCCAACTTCGAGATGAAGATGCAGGGCCAGCAGGCCGTCGTATCGCTGATGGCCAACTCGTCCGACCAGCTGTACAGCGTGCTGAAGCAGGCGGGACTGGAGCAAACCGCGATCGGCAAGGCCGCCTTCCTGGCGTCGAAGGCGATGGCGGTCGCGCAGATCATCCTGAACACCAACGTGGCTGCCAGCGCAGCAATCGCGATGCCTCCACTTGGCCTGGGGCCTATTGCTGGTGCCGGCTTGGCGGCGACGATCAAAGGCATGGGCTACGCCAGCGCGGCCATGACGGCGGGCCTGGCGATCGCAGAGGCCTCGGCGGAAGGCGGCTACGACATCCCGGGCGGGGTCAATCCGGTGACCCAGCTCCACGAGAAGGAGATGGTGCTACCGAAGGCGCAGGCGGAAGTGATTCGCGGCCTTGCTGCGCGCGGCGGCGCCGGCGGTGGTGGCGAACTCAACCAGACGATCAACATCACCATCGATGGGAAGACCGACATGGCAGAAAACCGCAAGCTGGTCGCAATGGCGGTCGCGCAGGGTAACGCCGACCTGGTGGACAGGCTGCAGCGCGCAGAAAGGATCTGATGGCAATCATCACAATACCAACCGGGTTCTCCGTGGCCCGGCAAACCTGGGAACAGCAGCGCATGGATGTCGAGTTCCGCTCGATGTTCGGCGCCCAGGCTGTCGAGGGCGCGGCGCCGCTGTGGGCAACAACGATCACCAGCAGCCTGAAGCGTCCCGAGCTGTGGCAAGCGCTGATGATGCAGCTGCGCGGCCGCACGAACCAGGTGGCGCTCTGGAACTTCGCCCGCCCCGCACCGAAAGGCACGATGCGCGGCACCATGACGGCCGCCGCAACCGCGCAGGGCGCCACGGCGATGACCATCACGGCAGCCGGCCAGGCAAGCAAGACCCTGCTGACTGGCGACTTCCTCGGCGTCGGCTCCGGCCTGACGCAGCAGGTTGTCATGCTCACGGCCGACGCCACCTCGAACGCGTCTGGCGTTATCACGGTCACCTTTGAGCCGGCGCTGCGCAACGCGCTAGCCGCCGGCGCCGCAGTGGCTTGGGATCGACCCAAGGCGCTGTTCCGGCGCACCGAGTCGAAGGCCGGCTGGGAGAGTGAGCCGGGCGTGACTAAGCCGATGAGCCTCAGCTTCCTGGAAGACTGGCGCACGTAACACCTCGAGCAAATAAACCAGAGCCCCTCGCGTAGGGGCTTTTTCTTTTCTAGATCAGGACCCGATGACTACTGCAGCGCAAAACGCAGAGCTGGCCAAGCCGGTCACGCGCGTCGTCTACTTCGTTGAATTCCAGTTCGCGTCCAGCACGTCGCGCGTGTCCACCGCGAACATCCCGATCGACTGGGGCGGCTTCACGTGGGCCGGTGTCGGCACGCTCGGCTCGATCGGCGCGATTGAGGAATCGGATGGGCTGGAGTCGAAGCCGCTCAACTTCACGATCAATGCTGCGCAGCCGGCCTGGCTTGCGCTTGCCCTTGGGCCGGACACGGAATACCGGGGCCGCAAAGCCACGATGTACATGTGCCCGCTGGACGAGTCATTCCAGATGGTAGGACTCCCGGAGCGGTGCTGGTCCGGGATCATGGACACCCTCAATGTCGGCATCAACGACGAATCGGGGACGATCACGTTGCGGTGCGAGACCAGCGCATACGGCCTGAAGCGCAAAGCGTCGTTTCGGCTCAACGCGGCGCAGCACAAGAAAGCCAACCCGACCGATACCGGGCTGGATTACCTGAACGGGCTGATCAGCAACCCAGCCGTATGGCTCTCTGTCAAATTCCAGCAACGATGATCCTCGCCGACTACATCACGAGCCACCTCGGGCGCCCGTTCAAATGGGGCGAGCACGACTGCGTCCTATTCGCCGTTGGCTGGCTGGAGCATGCGACCGGCCGCGACTTCCTCGGCCCGTACAAACCGTGGTCGAGCGCTTTCGAGGCGGCGCGCAAGGTCGCCAACGCTGGCGGCCTGCACACGCTGTTCGATATGCACCTGGCGCCAATCAATCCGAACCGGGCGGTCGACGGCGACCTCGCGATTATCCGCGGCACTGCCTACCTGTTCAGCGGCCCGCACGTGGTGTCGGTCGGCGAAGACGGACTTGTCTTCAGGGACCGGCTCGATGCCGTGTACGCCTGGAGCCACCAGATACCAAAGGAAGAAGCCTAAATGCCTCCAGTTATCCTCGCTGTCGCCGCGGTCGCGGCTTATGCAGGCGTGTCCCTTGTAGTCGTTGCCGCAGTCGTCATCAGCGCCGGCACTGCAATTTATGGCGCCGCGCAGGCCCGCAAGGCTGAACGCCAGGCGCGCGACGCCATGAACGCGGCCATGAAGGACCGGATGGTGACGCGCATCGCCACCGAGGCGCCGCACCGCCACATCTATGGCCGGGCCAAGGTCGGTGCCGACATTGTCGCCATGTTCACCAGCGGCGACCGGGACGAGTTCCGGCATCTGGTCTGCGTCCACGCGGCCCACGAATGCGATGCAATCGAGGAAATCTGGGTCAACAACGCCCTGGTCGAAGACCTCGACCCGCTTGGTGATCCGATGTCGGGCCGGTATGCCGTCTCCGCTGATACGATCACTGCCGAAGAAACGAGCGTTGGCCCGACCTTTATGCTGCACTCTTCGCCGCGCAGCGGGTCGGTATTGGCGTTCTCCGGGACCGCTCCAAACATGCAGCCGGTGAATGTGACCAGCGTGAGCGGGCGCAGTGTCACGGTCGATTACACCGGCCCTGTCACGGTCACCTATGAGTACTTCGTGCCGCGCAATTTCTCCGACCCGAACACGGTCGAGGTCGAGCCGCAAATCCGTCCGGTCGTGCGCGTGCAAAAGCACCTCGGCACCCCGAACGACCCTGTCGACGGCTTCCTGCATGGCATCATGGGCGACAAGTGGCCGACGACAGCAGTCCTGCGCGGCATGTGCTACACCGTCATCACCCTCGACCTGAACGAGCCGGAATTCCAGGGCGGGCTGGTGCCGATCCATGCCGTCATCCGCGGCAAGAAGCTGTACGACCCGCGCGACGGCCAGACACGGTGGTCGCAGAATGTCGCGCTGGCGATACGCGATTACCTGATCTCGCCCCTGTGCGGCGTCCCAGCATCGGACTTGCCGGACGCGCAATTCATCGCCGCGGCCAACGTTTGTGACGAGGTATTGCCGACCGGCGGCGCCCGCTACACCATCAACGGCACCGTCACCTCCGACCAGTCGCAGACGACCGTGCTCGAATCGATGACGCAGGCGATGGCCGGCAGCCTGGTTGCCACCACTTGGGACGTCTACGCCGGCAAGTATATCGCCCCGGTTGCTGCCCTCACGCAGGCCGATATCGTCGGCAGCATGTCGGTAACCCCAGGCGTGTCCGACGCCAGCGTCTACAGCGGCGTAAAGGGCCAGTACATCGGCCCCGAGAACAAGTACGTGCTGACGGATTTCACGCCGTACCAGAACAGCGTCTACCGCGAGGCGGACGGGCGCGACCTGTGGACCAACCTGGACTTCCCGTTCACGGAATCGCTGCAGCGCGTGACTAACCTGGCGCGCATCTTCGTCGAGGACCAGCGCAACGGTTTCACGATCAAGGCCGAGTTCTCGCTCAAGGCATGGCCGCTCAAGGTCGGGCAGCGCATCACGTTCACGAGCGCCTTCCTCGGCCAGACCGCCAAGGTCTATCGGATCACCGACAAGTCCTACGCGCCCAATTCGGCGGTGCAGTTGACGCTCAAGGAAGACAGCGCAAGCATCTGGGACTACGCGGATGCGGTGGTGGTCGACAGCACGCCGAACAGCGACCTGCCTGATCCATGGCGGCTCGACCCGCTGGGACTGCTTAACTGCACGTCGGGCGAATCGACGCTGCTGCGCCAGGCGGATGGTTCGACCGTGCCGCGAATCCTCGCGTCATGGCCAGCGTTGGCGCAGAAGAATGGCATGGAAGTCGAAGTGGAGTGGCGCGCGATCTCGTCACCTACGTGGGAGCGGACGACGGTATCGGCCAGCGAAACGCAGGCCTACCTCTCGCCGATCACGCCAGGGTATTTCTATGTCGTGCGCGCGCGGGTGGTCAATCCATCCCTCGGGGTGCGATCGAACGGCATCGTCACGGTGTACCAGGTCGAAGTCTTTACGGCGACGGCGACAGTCTACCGATACGCTGCCAGCAAGCCGGCAATGCCCGTTGGCGCCGCAAGCTACCAGTGGAGCAACGGCACGTTCGGCGCCGCGCCGGCAGGCTGGAGCCTCACCGTGCCGACGGCGCCGGCTGGGGGGAATGTGACGCTGTGGGCTGCAACGGTTCCGATTTCCGATATCAGCAATGTGCTGTCGGCCTTCGACTGGTCCCAGGCGGACATTGCCAGTATCGGCTATGCGCCAAGTGCTGCCGGTCAGGGGCCGGCGGGCTACAGCAATGCAACCGTCTTCGCCTACCAGCGGAAGTCGACGGCGCCGACGGGCACGCCGGGAGCCGTCGATGTGGATCTCACCACCGGGAAGATTACGACCGCGACACTGGCGAATGGCTGGCTTAAAACCATTCCGCAGGCAGATGGAAATCCGTTGTACGTAACGGCGGCCAGCGCAAGCGCGGCGGGTACCACCGACACGATCGCTACCGGAGAATGGTCGAGCGCTGTAGTGCTGGCCAACGATGGTGGCGCCGGCGCGCCTGGACTGAACAGCGCCACGGTTACCCTGTACCAGCGCGCCGCCACGTCGACTGCGCCTGCAAAGCCATCGGCAGCAGCGACCTACACGTTTGCTACGGGTGCGATCACGGGCCTGAACAACGGCTGGAACACGTTCATCCCAACGACCGGTGGCGCCTACCTGCACACGACCTTTGCAACGGCGATCTCGGCCTCGGCCACAGATACCATCGCGGCGACGGAGTGGGCGACCGTGCAGCTGATGTACGACGCGACGGACCTGATCGCTGCAAAAGCCGCAGCAGACGCGGCGAACACCGCGATCACGGACATGGCCCGCGACGACCTGCTCTCGCCAGTCGAGAAGCCGGCCGAGAACCTGCGCTGGAACGCCATTGTGGGGGAGCGCGCGGGTATCGATGCTCAGGCGGCCGCGCTGGGGATCACGACCGAAAGGACGGCGTGCACCAACGCCTATGACGCGCTGAACACGTATATCACTGGCTTGGGCACCGGGTTCACAACGATCCCAGGTGCGGCGATCACGATAGTGGGTGCGACCTACCGCACCAACTTCAAGAACTACTACGATGCGAAGCAGGCACTGCTGAACGCGATCGCGGCGAAGTCGGCGACCGTGGCGCAATGGTCGGGCATCGGCGGCGCCGGGAAACCCGCTGATGATGCATCGTCGGACCTTGCCCTGACAGCCTCGGGCACCATCACCATCACCGGTAACCGCGTCGTCAAGGCAAGTGGCACGACAGGGTGGAATGCCGCTGCTTCGAGCAAGGATGGGTATATCGGAGGGGCATTCACGAGCGTACGTGCAGAGGCGATTTTCGATGTGATATTTGGCCTGAACACCGACCCGGCGACCGATGCCAACTGGACTTCGATCGATTACGCCATGCGCCTGGCGCCGGACGGTTCCCTGCAAGTCTTCGAAGGAGGCGTCGCGCGCGGCGCCATCGGCACCTACGCGGTGGGCGATATGCTCTCCATCGTCTACAACGGGTCGTCCGTCGTCTATTCCAAGAACGGTGCGATGCTGAGCACAACGAGCGTTCCGATCCCAATCGCCGCTCCGCTGTTCTTCGACAGCTCGTTCAATACGGTCGGCTCCGTGTTGTCGAACATTCGCTTTGGCCCGATGACCAGCAACAACTGGGCATCGGTCGGCGGCACCGGAAAGCCGCAGGACAACGCGACTGTAGGCGCCCCAGCTGGAACGAATGTCGGCAGTACCCCGGCAACAACTGTGGAGGCGGGCGCGGCCATCGGCAACAAGCTCGGCGCGGCGTTTAGCGTCAGCATCACCGGCGGAGGTGGCGGCTCCGAAATCTACGGCGCCGCCAGTGGCAAGTCCATCACGGTGGGCACGGTCACGGCCACCTTGGTGGGCGGCTCAAACTTCGCCAGCGTCCAGTGGCTAATTGCCGACGAGGTCGGAGGCACCCTGACGCTGCAGAACGCTACCTCTACCAACGTCACGATCCGCAGCAGCATCGTCAGCAACCCTGGCCACGTCTACGGCACGCTCATCTGCAACGTGGCAGGCCTCGATGGACGCATGGTGACAGCGTCCAGGCCGGTCCACGCCGAGCATCTATAAGGTCGATATGTACGCACGAGTGAGAAAAGCTGATGGCGTGGTCGAGACGCAAGTCGGGAAGTTTGATCCCGATTTTGTCGCCCCGCCAGTTCCGCCTATCGAGGAGGACGGCTACGCCTATTTCCTGCTGGCCGGTCCGCTCCCCTGGGCCGAGTGCCCCGGCGAGACTTATGTCCTTCTGTGGAACGATGGCGCGCCAATATGGGCAGACCCGGTCCCACTGGACGAACATCGCCGCCGTGCCATCGCCCGCACCTACCCCGACGTCGATGCCGTTTATGACGACGCGATCGGGCGGCGCGCCACCGAGTATGCCGACGCCGAAGCCGCGGCCCGGGCGTACATGGCAGCAGAGGTAAAGCCGGCCGTCGTCTCCGAGTACATCACCGACCACGCCCTGAACAACCCGACTGGCCAAGTCCAGTCGGAGGCCTGGGCAGCGCAACAGATCATCGAGCGCGCCGACGCCTTTCGTTGGGCCCAACTGCAAATGCGCAGCGTCCGGTTCGCCCGACAAGCGGACATGCGCGCCGCGGCAACGCCAGAGGAATTGGCCGTGGCGGTCCGCGAGTGGGGCGACTTCATCACCTGGCTGCGCGCGACGCTCGACCTTTAACCAAACCGAAAGGGAATCCACATGGGGAAACGCCCAGGAATCATCACGGTCCGGCTGACCAGCCGCTGGCCATATAACCCGCTCAGCTTGGCGGTCGGCGTCTGCGCCGGCTCGCGCCAGTTCAGCCACTCGATCACGATCATCGGCGACCGCGCCTACGAGGCGTCGATGGTGCACGGCTGCCGCGCCGGCACGGTCGACCAGCTGATGGACGGCATTGTCGTCTACCGCGACATGCCGGTCGCTGTTCCGGACATCGAGGCTGCGCGCGCCTTCGCCGAGGACCAGGTCGGTAAGCGCTACGACTTCGCCGGCGCCGTCGGCATCCCACTTACCTATTCGGAAGACTGGACCGACGACAGTAAGTGGTGGTGCAGCGATCTCACCTTCGCGACGGTGCTGGCCGGCGGCACACGCCTGTTCGATCCTGCGGTCATGAAGCGCGTGCGCCCGATCGACCTGCACATGTGCGACTACCCGAAAACCGAGACGATGCGCGCGTGAGCCGTGCAGACGCCAAGCAGGCCGCGCAGAGCGGCTTTTTTTACGCCCACTGAAAAGGCACCCATGTTCGAAAAACCTCCACACCAGCCAATCGTCATCAACGACCTGGCGACACTGCTCACCTGGACCTGGGTCGTCGCCCTGTCCCTGCTCGGCGGCTTCGTGTCGTTCTACCAGAAGCTCCGCGCCGGCCACGTGCGAGCCTGGAACATCACTGAGTTCATCGGAGAGCTGGCGACGTCGGCCTTCGTCGGAATCATCACCTTCAAGCTGTGCCAGTGGCAGGGCTTTTCGACCGACCTGGCGCCGGCGCTTGTCGGCATCACGTCGCACATGGGTTCGCGCGCGCTCTTCAAGGCCGAGGCAAAGTTGAGCGCATGGGCTGACACCAAATTTCCAGCAATTCAACCCCCGAAGGATCCGCCCCATGAAGGCTAATTTCCAACTGAGCGCGCGCTCGGTCTCCCGCTTGGACGGCGTGCACCCGGACCTGGTCAAAGTCGTTAAGCGAGCCATCGAATTGACCGACACCGATTTCATGGTGACCGAGGGCGTGCGCACCGCGGCGCGACAGCAGCAACTGGTCGCGGCCGGCGCTTCGCAGACCGCGCGATCGCGCCACCTGCCCACGGCGAACAAGTGCGGCCTGTCGTGCGCGGTCGACCTGGCGGCGATGGTTGGCACCGAGGTGCGCTGGGACTGGCCGCTCTACCCGAAGCTGGCCAAGGCCATGAAGGCAGCGGCGCTCGAGCTGAATGTGCCGCTCGAATGGGGCGGTGACTGGAAGTCGCTCGTCGACGGCCCGCACTTCCAGCTCACGTGGAAGGCATACCCATGACGCCCGGCATCAGCCTACTTCACCACCGGTTGGCCGCAATCGCGGCAACTCTGACCTTAACGAACGCGAATAGTTTTTGAAGGAACTGCTATGAAAGACGAACTTGATTTAGGAGACGATCATCGCTTGGTGTTCAGCGAGTTTGGAGGTCAGAAGCGCGTGGGCGCGCAGATCATCCACAAGGCACAAGACGGCAGCGAGTGCCGTGGCTGGCTGCCATTCGAGGGCCGGGCTTGGGCCAATAGCTTTGGCGGCGGCATTGCGGGATGGAAGGTGGAGCAAGACGCACCGTTGACGCTGTCGCCTAGCGTCCTGTGCCGTGCCTGCGGCGATCATGGCTTTGTTCGTAACGGTGAATGGGTGCGCGCGTGATCGACGTCACCTTGACCAAGTACAAGCTGGCCGCCGGCGTCGCCGCCGTGGTGCTGGCGCTGGCCAGCGCCGCGGCGGCCGGTGCTGTCGCCAATGGCTGGCGCCTCGATGGCGTGCACCAGCGCGCGCTGGCAATCGAGCAGGCCAGGCGCGCCGCAGTGGAACTGCGCTTGCTCGAACAGAGCGCGGCCGTTGATAAGCTCGGCGCCGAGAAGGTGGCAGCCGACGAGCGCCGCCAGGTGGCCGAGAAGTTCGCGGCCGCCGCCGTCTCCCGGGCGCAAAGCCGCGGCGCGGCGGTTGCTGTCAGCCGCGCGCCCGACTGCGATGGTGTGATGCGTGAAGCCTGGGCGAGTTGGAAATGAGAGCGCTCATCCTCTGCCTGCTGCTGGCCGGTTGCGCGGCCGAACCTCAGCGTGTCCCAGTACCGGTTGCGGTCGGCTGCGTCGGCGCAGTGCCGGCGCGCCCGGTCAACACGTTCGGCGCCGGCGCATACCCAGGTGACAAGGCAGCGGCGCAGGCGGCGCTCATCGACTCTGCCGCGTGGGAGGGCTACGCCACGAAGCTCGAGGTGGTGATCGCCGGGTGCCCGAAGGCTCGCGATTGACGCCTGCCGCTGCTATCTCAGGTGCCAGAACCACACTTCAGTGGCCGTCCAGTAGCACCCGCCCTGGTCGGGATTGTCGTTGTTGCAGCGTAGGTATTTCCCCCACCTGTCCAGCATGACGATATCGATGTGCCCCTGATTGTCCTCTGGCCCGTGCAAGTGGAAGAACGAGATGATGCCGTTTCGGGCTCCGATCCCGGCCTGCGCTGCGGGCCCGCCTGCGAACACTTCGGGCTTCCCCAACTGCCGCGCCAGCCAGTTGCTCAGCTTTCGCTGCTTCGTCTCGATGGAGCGTCCCTTGTACTTGCCCGCCTTGATTGGCCATGTGCCCGGGCTCGGAAGGCCTGCGCCGAGCAGCCCCAGGCTGAGACGGATCGCGCACGTGTTTTGGAAGTTCGGGTCAGCGATGTTCTCCGGATAGCCGACCCATTGGTAAAGCTCCTCGATGGCGACGTTGAGCCGATCGGGGAAGTGCATCTTGAGCGTGGCAAATAGGATTGTCATTTCTGCCTCCCGTCTGCGCTGGCCGGGCATGGCCACTTCGCCCGCCATACGCCCGCGAGAAGATCAGCCGCGTTGCCCTTCAGCTGAGCGGGTGTCAGTCGGTGCAGTCCCCATCTCGATTCGTCCCAGAAAGTGTCGGGCTTCGGGTTCTGGTACCTCACGTTGTAGCACCAGACCTTGCCTTCAGTGGCGTCGTGCAGGCCGGCGATATAGCCCTGGACAAACTCGACGTTCGTCTGCGTATGGAGGTCGGCCAGTTCCTCCCTCGACATCTTGCTACTTGAGCTCCAAGGGACTGCCGAGGGCGAGACTGGTTCCAGGCGTTTCAGCAGCAGTTCCCCTGTCACCCATGGCGCCCGGGACACCGATTGGGCCTGGCTGGCCGCTGCCGCAGCGGCCATAACAACAGCGACCAGCGCGCGGGGCAGCATTACGTGGCCGTCCGATTGGTTGAGAGGTCCCATCCGCCCGAGGTGTTGCCGCTGCCGCCGCCTGATATCTTCTGACGAGTGTACGTCCACTTCACCCTTGAGAACTTCAGGCCAATGCTCTCCGACATGACATCCCCGCCAGCAACGCCCTGCGCAACCTGGCTGATCAGCACGTTGCTGAGCTCCACCTCGTAATACTTCACGGCGCCGCCTTGGCCGTCGGCCCGCATGAATTCCAGTTTGGCCTTGGGAATCGTTTTCCCCATTGCGCATGTCTGGGCCAAGATGGGCGAGGCGAGGTCGGCGATTTTCGTGAAGGTGACATCCGAAAGTTCGACGCGTTCGGCTGTGTGACCTCCGCCTGTGGATGCGGTGGCCGACTTTGGTTGCCGGAGCGACCAGTTCACCGAATGGCACTCGATCCAGTCTTTGTGAGCGGAGTCTGTCGACTCGCCCTTGATACCATCGATCTGCAGGTAGACATCGATTGCCATATGACCTCCTTGTTGTGATGAGGTCATTGTCCGGTTGTTAGGTTTACTGCAACTTGTTAACCGTCAACGCAGAGGGGTGCGTGGATCAAGAGCGAGGTCCGCTGGCCGGCGCGCTCCAGGCAGGGTCAGCACCCGCGCGGCAACCTCCGCCGGCACGCCGCTCGCCGCGAGCATGCAGGAGGCCTCCTGCCAAGTGATTGCCGGTAGCAGGATGAGGGCCAGGTCGACCCGGCTGGCGGTGGTGAGATCGGTTCGCGGCGTCATGCCGACACGGTAACGGCCGGCCGGCGCCGCCCGGTGAGCCTGCTCAACAGTGCTACACTCGCCGCATGTACAGCATTGTCAAACGTCTCCGCACGCGCGGCATCCGGAAGCACGACCGCGAGATCCAGTCCGACCAGGGCCTGGCCGGCGATCTCACGCTCGCGATGTGCGCGGCCGGCCCTGAGCTCAAACTGTCATCCGATGACGGCTCCCGCCAGGAGCCGATTATCCCGGTGCTCAACGATGCGAAGCTCATCACCATGCACGGCGACAAGATGCTATTCCGGGGTTTCGAACGCGGGGAGGGCGGCGCGGAGTACGCGCAGGAGTGGTCGGTGAAGGTGGGGCTGCGATGAGGTCGAGCCTCTTTTTTGCGGAACTACTTCGATTTTGCGGAACTGCGGCCACCGCACCCTGCTCATCGAAAGCCGCATAAACAGTGGTGCCCCGAGCCGGAATCGAACCGGCACGCCCTCACGAGCACGGGATTTTAAGTCCCGGGTGTCTACCAGTTTCACCATCGGGGCAGCGCGGCAGGATTCTAGCACAGGCAGGTAGGGGCAGGGTCAAAGTTGCAAGATTGCACCCATCCAGGGAAGCCTCACCTATGGCCGAGCCATCGAATGGTGTAGCATGCTCCCCGGCGCAGAGAAGCCTCCTCCATTGAAGCTTCGATTGGCGCCTGAACAAGAAGTGCAAGGACCCGAATTTTGAATATCATCATCAATGACCAACTGCGCGCCTTCGTCGATCCGCTGACCGAGATCGAACACGCCGCGCTCGAACGCAGCCTGCTGGCCGAGGGCTGCCGCGACGCCCTCGTGCTGTGGAACGACATCCTGATCGATGGCCATAACCGCTACGAGATCTGCCGCCGCCACGGTATCGAATTCCGTACCGTCCAGAACAACAGCTTCGCCTCGATCGAGGACGTGATGCTGTGGATGATCGACAACCACCTGGCGCGCCGCAGCGTGTCCGATTTCCAGCGCGGCCTGCTGGCCCTGCGCAAGAAGGAAATCGTCACCGCGCGCATGGCGCAGAAGATGGCGGACGAACCGCCGGTGCCGAACCCGGACGACATGGACGCGCGCCCGCCGCCGCCATGGAATACGCGCGAAGAAGTCGCCAAGGCGGCGCGCGTGTCGAGCAATACCATCAGCCAGATCGAACGCATCCAGAAGGCGGCCACGCCGCAGCTGGTCGAAGCGGTGCGCTCCGGCACGATCTCGATCAACGCCGCCGCCAACGTGGCCTCGCTGCCGCAGGAGGTCCAGATTGCCGCCGTCGCCGGCGGCCGCAAGGAGCTGCAGCAGGCCGCGCGCCAGGTGCGCGAGCAGAAGGCGGCCGCCAAGCCGAAGAAGCTCGGGCCGGATGGCGAGCCGATCGACGAGAAGGCGGCCCTGAAAGCGGAGATTGCCGCGTTGAAGGACCGCATGGCGACGCTGCTGACCGAGAACGAAATCCTGAAGCAGAAGCTGGCCAACGGCGGCTAA